TGACCCAGGTCACGCCGTCCTTGTCGGTCTCGGTCTTCTCGCGCTCGACCTTGCCCTTCTCGGCCTCGACGAAGTTGGTCTGGGTCGTACCATCGCTCATCGTGATGGTGACGAGCCGCCCCTTGCGCCCATCGCTGGTGGTGTGGTTGACCTCGTCCTTCGACTTGAGGGTGGGTGCCTTGCCGATGGTGCCAGTGGCGATCACCTTGCCGGTCTGGGTGTCGATCTCGCGCCACTTGTTCGGGTCCGACGGATCGGGCTCGATCTTGTTGGTCGGAGCGGCACGCTGCTTCGAGGTGACCCGACCGGTGACCGGATCGACGGTGTCGTCGTACCACTTGCCCGTATCAGGATCCTGACGGATGGCAGTGTTACCACCGCCGGCGGCTGGCTTGTCCTTTACCAGCCCTTCGTCGATGGTGTAGCCGCCCCGCCCCTCGTTTGCCGCCGGATCCCACCCGAAGATGTGAACGCCGTCGGGCTTCTGGACCTGGATCGACATGACGCCGTTGGTCGGCTGGCCCGAGCCGCCAGCCTTGACCTCGTCGTCCCACATCTTCTTGACTTCGGGGTCGATGCCAGGGTTGCGGGTGTTGACCAGTTGATCCTGACCGTCTTCGCCAGCGGAGCCGTACTTGTAGACGCGCGTCTCTTTGGTGCCGTCGTTGAAGGTGTAGGTCAGGGCGTAGTACTTGCCCTTCTGGTCGTCGGTGGTGACGCGCTGCCCGTTGATATCGGTGTCGTTCTGCGACACCGGATCCTTGAACAGCCCCTTGGGGTCTCGTCGTGCGGCCATGACTTACCTCGCTCCTGCCAGTGTGCGCCGGCGCACATCTTCCTCAGTCCAGCTTTCCTTGATCGCTCGGGCCGCGGCAGCCCGCGCTCGGGTTGAGAGACGGCGCAGCCGCTCGGGGATCTCGTCGTCGCCATAGCCGTCGGATGCGCTCGAGAAGTTCTCCTGGATGTACTCGCCCATGATCATCTTGTACAGGTCGGCCTCACGCTCGGTCAGCGGAACGTCGGCCTGATCGCTGCCCATGTCGATCTGGATCGACTTCGGCGGGTTCCCGATATCAATGCCAGAGCGTCGGAACTCCTCGATAACTGGATCGCGCCGTGGCCGACCAATGGACGGCAGACCTGGCGGCAGGTTCTGGCGGATGTTCCGTACGGGGTTGCCGAGCACGTCGGTGGCCTGACGGAGGTTCTGGCGGTTGGGGATGCCAGGCACCCAACCAGGGATGGTCCGCTGTACCTCGCCCTTGATCCGCTCCCCGAGCCCGGCCTTGCGGTCAGTGCTGCGCTCGTAGGGGTCAGAGATCTGGGCAACCGAGCGACCGGTCGCGGCGTAGGGCTCGAGGCGGGTGAACTGGCCCGCGATGAAGTTTTCGAGCTCGAGTTCTGGCTTGAGCAGCGTCGAGACAATATCGGTCAGACCGCGCATATAGTACAGGTCCGCCCCGACCTTGCCGACGCGCCCGAGCAGGGTCAGGGTCATATTCTCGGCCTGCTTGCCCTCGCTGTATCGGAAGGCATCCGCGATCTCGCCGGCCAGGTTCAGGTGCGGCCCCCAGACACCCATCATGGCGTTCGGGACATAGGTCGGCCCGATACCAGGAATTGGCAGCAGGATCGAGTTGTTCTTGCGCCCGAGCGCGGCCTCCATCCGCTGCTTCTCTGGGTCGTCCGGTCCGCTGCCCGTCAGCAGCCCGCCCATCGCCAGCCCGACGATGCCAGCGGTGATCAGCCCGCCCACCAGCTGGTCGTAGACCTTCTCGTCGGCGGGCGTGGCAGCGAAGACCCCGAGCCCTGGCGTCCGCTCGGCCCCTCGAGCACCAAGGTGGTACAGCGTGGCGAAGAACGGCACGGCCAGGTGCAACGCCATACCGATGGCCTGATCGAATGCCTTGTCGCTGGTCGGATTCAGGAACTTCTTGACCTGTTCGCCCTTCGAGCCCATCGGACCACGGAAGCTCATCAGGTCGGTCAGCCGCTGCGTCACGGCGTTGACTTCATCGGAGTGGACGCCGCGCAGCAGCGCATTCGGGTCGTCCTTGTCCTCGCGTGACTGGCGGGCGATCTCACGCCCGCGCCCGACCAGCGCCATCCCACGGTTGCCCTCCGCCGCGGCAGCGTAGGCAGCGGCCACCTCACGGCCCCAGATATCGACGAATCGGCGTTGGGCCATGTCGGGCGCTTCGGTGAACAGCCGCCCGCCCACCTCGAGGAACGTGGCGGCAGCCTTGGCAACGGGGTTGGACAGACGGTCTGAGAGCGCCTGGTTGACGTTGCCGCCGTGCGTCGAGCCGCGCCCAAGGGTACGGAGGAACTCGGCCCCGGCGCTGATCACCGCGCCAGGGATTGCCGCTGTCGGGGCGATCAGGGTCGAAGCCTCGCCAGTCCGAGTCGCCAGCAGCAGCGACTGCTTCGGCAGGTTGTAGAACGTCTCGATAGCGTTGCCGGCGGTGTTGGTCACGAAGGCGGTTGGGCCGATCATCCCCGAGTAGCCCACCTGCTTGATCCAGTCGAGCGGCGTGACGCCGCGCGGGCGATCTTCTTCGGCTACCTCTGGCTGACCGAAGACTGGCGGCGCGGGACGCTGTGCGCCAGCAGCGGCCTTCTGCGAGCGCATCGCGGCCCGCATAAACTTGCCGCCGCCCTTCCGTCCGCTGAAGAGCGCCATCCCCGCGACCGCGCCCATCCCGCTGAAGGTCTCGGGGTCTTCTTCGTCGTCGCCACCAGCCCCGATGGTGTCGCGTAGGAACTGCTGGTTCTCAATCCCAATCCCGCCGACGATGCCCATCAGCGGCCAGCCCTTGCCGAGCACGGACTCGCGCACCTCATCGGTGATCGGAACCGAGTGAACTTGCTCCTGCTTGACTCGGTCGGTCGAGGCCACGTAGTAGCCAGGTCCGGCGTCGGCGGCAACTCGCTCAGCTTCTCCGAGCGTCGAGAAGGCGTCGTAGATGGTGTTGTTCGGGTCCATAACGACATGGTTCAGGTCGGCGTCACCGCTGATGCCCGCGCCCGCGCTCTCGGGGAAGGGCATCTCAATGGGCTGGTCGCGGATGCCAAACTTCTTCATCACCCGCTTGACCGCGCTCGGGACCATCTCGTCGTACAGCTTCCGCTTGCCGCGGCCACCGACGCCAACCTGTTCGGTCAGGTTCAGGACGCGGGTCTGCGACTCAAGCGGCTGCGTCGTGCCAGTGGTACCGGACGGCGGCTGCGCCCGAAGACGGGCTGCGATCTCGGGACCAACCATCGACTCGAGCGAGCCACCTTCACCCTCAGCATCGGGCTGGTTCAGCGGGATAGCCTTCTGGAACGTGCGGTTGCGGTACACCTCGAGGCGCTCGGTCCCGTCTGGGCGGGTGACCAGATCCAGGCGGTCAGCCATCGTCTCGAGGTGGTAGCGGTTGATCTGTTGCTCGCCGCTCGTCCAGGCGAGACGGTCGAAGCCGTGCTCCACCGCCCACCGAACCATCCGCTTGACCCCGAGGTCGATCCAGTCGCCGCTCGCGCCGGTCTTGGTCGGGTTGACCACGAATGGGCCAGCAGGCGGGGGCATTCCGCCACCCCGCGTCTCGGTCATGTCGTAGGCTTCCGCGATCAGCGCCGCGACCTCTGGCGGAGCCTCGATCTCGGTCGAGCGGGCCTGCCCGAACATCGCCATATCGTCGGGGGTGATCAGGCGCTGGTTGGTCGCGGGATCGGTGACGGTGACGCCACCGCCGTCAAACTCGACGGTGTAGCCCATCGCACGCAAGCGGGTGATCGGGTCGGTGGTGCCACGCACGCCGCTCTTGAGCACGTCGAGCGCCCAGTCGGACTGGAATTCCTGAATGAACAGCACCCGCTCCTCGCCGTTCGGTGTCTCGCGGGTCCGCTCGTCGAATCGAACGTGAGCCAGGACGTTCGCGTCGTTGGGCCAGTGGGTTGACTGGTAATCGTCGGGACCGAACTCGCTCATCTGGGACGGCTCGCCCGGCATCGCGTCGTACCGCTCGGTGACCTCAGGTGTCGAGAGCGGGGGCAGGCGCAGGAGTAACTCGCGGTAGTTGCGCCCGCCGGGCTCGACCAGCTCCGGGCCGTGCTGCCCTTCGGGGCCGTAGATCGCCCTGCCCGCGCCGTACTGCGGACGATTCTCGGGCGTATCGACCAATTCGAAGGCGTCCAGCCAGTCATGAAGCTCGTTGTTCTCGACCAGGCGCAGGGTTGCGGACCCATTGCGAAGTACGGTGGGCAGATCGACGTTGTCGGCGTACATGGCATCGTCGATGATCCGCTCAAGCCGCGAGCGGGCATCGGGCGCGAGCCAGGTGTCAGCGAGAATGCTCTCCATGTTCTCTTCGAGGTAGGTCCGCAGACGGTCGGCAGCTTCCGTTAGCTCGGTCGGGCCGGTGTCGGGGTCTTCGTCCTGCTCGTCGCGGTCTTCGAGGACGGTCTCCTCGACTCGGATGGCGTGGTCGTCGAGCCAGGCAAGGAGGTCATCCTTTCGGAGAGTGTCGGTCCCTCTGCTTCGGAGGTAGTCGTCGAGCCCGGTCCAGACGACTTCGGCTCGACTGAAGGGGCTTGGGAGGGAGCCACTCTCGAGTCGTCGGAGGAGGATATTTGCGGGGAAGGACGACTCTCTGACTCCGCTGATCGCTCGTCGGAGTCGGGAATGGAAAGGGTCGTCCCTCTCGGGGCGTTCCGTACCAGCTCCAGGTACGGCGGAATCTCGGTCCGTCCCTGTCGCACCGTCTCCCACATCTCCTGCGGGTCCAGCCCCCGGTTCGACGCCTCCTCGAGGTACGCCACCGCCGCCCCGCGCTGCAGCGGGTCCATCGACGCCTGCAGGAACCCCTCCAACGTCTCCTCGATCTCCTTCTGGTTCGGCATCGTTGCTCCTCTCCTCGAGTCCGATCTTGCCAAGGGCGTTCTGCGACGTGGCGTAGCCCTCCCACTCGTTGCGCGAATCCAGCGCCTGGTCGAGGTTGACGGGATCGGCCAGCATCTGACGAACAGCCTTGCGGATCGGGCCAATCACGTCGGGGTGGGTGGCGAGCTCCACGCCCATTCGGGTCTGGATACCAGCGAAGGCGGCACCATGGTCGGTGTTCCGCCCGCCAGGCGAGTTGTGGATGACTTCGTGGGTCAGGACCGCAGCCATCCGCCGCGAGATCACGCCCTCGAGTTCACCCTTCGGAGCGGCGTACAGCGAGCCGTGCTCGCGTCGGACCTTGTTGACCGACTCCTGCAGCAACAGCCAGGGGTTGAGCAGGATGCTGTACTTCTGGCTCTTGCCAATCGAGATGGTGTCAATGTTCAGCCCAACCCACCCGCGCGAGGTGCCGAACCCGAGCCACTCCGAGCCGCGGAAGGACGAGTCGTCGAACTCGTTCGGCTTGCCTTCGGTCATCTTCGTCAGGGCGTCGTGTCCGCGAGCCGCCCCGTTCATCATCAGGCGCATCCAGGGCTGCTGCCGCCAGCGGTTCATCACGTCAACGGGGATTGCCGCGGTGGTGTCCAGCAGCTTGCCCTGGGCTCGCGGGACGGTGTAGCCCGAGTCGAGCGCCTTGTGCAGCGCCTTGGACTCGGCTCGCTTGGCTGCTTCGGCAATCTCGCGGGTCAGGTACACATCAACCGACGTAGCCGCGTCCTGGACGAGCCGCTGGCGGTCGGCAGACCATGGGTAGTTGGGCGAGCCAGCAGGGACGGTCGAGCGCACGTCCACCACGATGGTCTTGGGGACGTTGGTCGATTCGTTCAACTCGACGGTGCCGGTCGTCTGCGGCAGCCCGTTGTTCAGGTAGTTGACGCGCAGGCGCGGGGCGGAGTGGTACGCCTTGCTGATCCAGATATCGACCTGAGCGCCTGGCACCGTGAGCGTGGTCAGCTTCTGGTCGGCGGTGTCCTCAGGGTTGGTTGGGGCAGCGATCCGCCCACCGTTGTCGTAGAACTCGACGCGCTGGTCGTTCAGCTTCGACGAGGCCAGGAAGCCATCAATCCACTTGCGGTAGGGCGCGGCGTCCCAGGAGGTGGGGTGGGCGCTGAATCGGGCGTCCTTCCGTAGCTGGATCCCGAGATAGGTGCCCACCTGCGGCGGAGCGTTTGGGTCGGCGGGCTGGCGCGGGCCAGGTGTTTGCTGCGGCGCGGCTGCGGTCTGAGCGGTGGCGCGGATCTCGTCACCGGACCGTCCGTCTGCGTCAAGCGCGTCGAGGTTCTCGAGCACGTAGCCCCAGGCAGACTCGCGCGTGGCGGCAGGGTTGGAGACCATCCCGGCGGTCCAGGGAACCTGCCAGAGCAACTGGTTGCGGTGATCGAGCAGGTACCAGTCGCGCTCGTCGATAAAGGACGGGTCTTCGACCTGGGCCTGCACCTCGCGCCGCGCGTTCTCGTCAAGGTCGGACAGTCGGGCGAATGTCCAATCCTCAGGGACGGTGTAGACGGGCTCGGTAGACTCGGGCTCGGCTCGGGTGCCCTCGTAGTTGTCTCGGAGGGTGTCGGCAGCTTCGGTGTGGTAGTCGTCAATCTCGTCAAGGGAGTCGATGACGTTGGCCCAGGCAGCCTCACGGTGCCGAGCACCAGCGGTGGCCTCGCTCGGCATAAAGCTGCCGTGGAAGATGACGGTATTGTTTTCGTCCAGCAGGAACCAATCGCGCCCGTCCAGGTCTTCGGGCTGCATCGCCAGCAGGTTGTTGGCGTAGTCGAAGACGGCCCCACGGTCCTCTGCTGCCATGTTGTCGAGTTGTGCGAGCCGCCAGCCCTTCGGCATCTTGTATTCCTGGGCCAGCACCTGAAGCTCGTTCTCGATCGCCGTGGCGATGCCGGGCCGACGGCGGATCTGCTCGGCAGCTTCGCCAGCGTTCCGCGCCGCTTCCCCTGGCAGGCTCGAGATAGCGTCTCCATCGCCGGTCCGCAGGATCCAGGCGTCAGGGACAAAGCCTTCGCTCCGCATATCGGCCTGATCGGCGGGTGACAGATCGCGCATCTGGCGGACGGTCCAGCCGCGCGGGAGCCCGTTGGCCTGTCGAATCGGCTGTGGCTGCGGGCCGCGGCTCTGGGCCTTCTGCTTCTCGGCCATCGCGCGGGCAAACTGCTGTCCCTGTCGCGTGGCGGATCCGAACCCCTTGAAGTAGTCGGTGAAGATGCTCTCGGCCTGGGCTCGAGTCCGTCCACGGCCCCCGACGGCGCGGTCGGTCGTGACGACCTGGCCGTTCTGGTCGAAGAGCGCCCAGTCGGTATCCTGCGCACCGGCGACGTTGTTCATCCAGTCGCCGTAGTCGTTCTCGTTGGCCTCGAGCAGGCGGTCGATCTTCCAGCCCGTTGGCAGGTTGCGGCTCTCGGGTGCCTCCGCCTCTGCCGCCGACGCGACCGGCGGAACCGTCTCACCCTGGACGCGCCAGCCGCCGATGGCGTCACGCACCTCGAGCGGGATGGACATGTCGTCGAGGAGCTCCTGGCGAACCTCCCACCGAGCAAAGCGGGTGGTCAGCCCCTTCTCAGGGTTGACGTAGTCCTCAGCGTTGCCGTGCGCGACACTGACGAAGACGCCTTCGTTCTGGACGGTCGGATTCAGCCGTCGGACGCTGGCGTTCTCGGGCTTGTCCAGCCACGCCTGGGCCAGCTGCTCGGTGGCCGCGGCATAGTACTCGCCAGCGGGCGTGGTCACCGTCCACCGTTCGGCTACCGAGACCAGCGCGATCTTCTCGGCGTTGCCCAGGATGGCGATCTTGGCGGTGCCGAACCCGCCTCGAGCGTTGTCGCCCTTGAGCGAGCCGCCGAACTTCACGAACTCGTTCTCGAGCACCTCCGAGACCATACCGGTCCCCTGGTCCCAGACCCCGAATTCGCGCGTCCGCTGGTCGATCAGGATCCGTGTGAGCGGCGTGTCCGTAGTCTTGCCGGTCGCGATCTGGGCGCTGGTAGCGTCCACCGCGTTCTGAACCATCTCCTTGACCGAGATGGCCCCCTTATCGTCGGGGTAGCGGCTGTTGATCTCCTTCAGGAAGAAGTCCGGCGAGAATCCGATGGTCGCGGTGCCGCTGCCAGAAGCGCCTCGAGCGGCGCGGGGCTGTGGACCGGTCGGGGCGGCAGGGGTTGGCGGCAGGGGTTGGCCGGACGGCGGTGCGTCGAGTACATCGTCGATCTCGCGGCGCATCCGCATCAGCTCCTGGCGCTCGCCCTCCGTAATCTCCTCGAGCAGGCGGGGGTAGTCCTCTGCGGTGTTGGCGACACCGTACTTCTGGTGCAAGCGGGTGCGGAACTGCTGGATGGTCTCGTCGGGCAGGGCGCGGAGGTCGTTGTTCGGTCGGCCTGCGGCGGCAGGGGCGGCAGCCGAGCCTCCGAGCAACTCCTGGCGAAGCTGCGTACGGATCTCCCCCGCGATGGTGCCCATCTCGTTGCGGAGGGTGTCGCGAAGCTCGTCCACAAGCGAACGCCCCGCGCCACCGGCAGGAGGACCGGCGGGCGGGGCGGGCGTGTCGGTGGGTGCTGTCGTTACGCCTGGGGCGGCTCCTCCTGCGGCTGTGCCGCCCGCGCGGTCGAGATCCGTGCCTGCAGCGGCTGGCGCTCCAGATCCTCCCGCATCTTCGCGAACCGCTCCCGGTGGGGCGCGATCTCCTCCTCCGTTGGTGGCGTCGAGAAGATTCGGCGCAGTTCCTCCCACATCTGTTCCTGGGCCATTGACGGATACCCCCTTCGGACCGCCGCGCACGATCGCTTCCGCGTCCGCCCGCGCGATGAATTCGACCTCAGCGGGCGTTACCGCCAGGTCACTAACAGTATACCCTGCTGTCGCAAGTGTGACCAAAGCCTTCTCGAGTGTGGCCTGCACCACTTCGGCAGATTCCTGCGAGCCGATCTCGACGATCAGATCACCCTTCGCGGTCCGAACGGTGCCAGTCCGGACGGTCACACCGTCGGGGACCACATCGAGCAGGCGCTGCACGAAGTCGGGCTGCTCGGCTCGGTCCACGCCCTTGATGGTGAAGGTGCCCACGGCGTGCTGGTTCGTCGAGCCCGCGCCGGTGTAGCCGACGTAGACAGCCTGCTCGCCAGGGGAGACGAAGAGACTGGCCGCGGCAAACCAGCGCAGGGCCGGCTTCGGGCCGCGCAGGACGAGGTCGAGCGAGCCCTCGACGTAGCGCCCGTCGGGTACCTCCGTCGTCGCTTCGCCCATCCAGCCGCCGGTCGCGGTCGAGGGTCGGTTGACCACCTCGAGGCCGGCGTCACGGATCAGGCGGAAGAGCTCTGGGACAGCCTTCTGGACCTGGCCGATGCCCGCGCCTGGGGGCAGGGCGCGGAGCGCGTCACCGCTCAGACCGATCCGTCCCTCGACCTGAGCGGGGTCTGCGAGGGTCAGGTTGACGCGCTGCTCGGTGGCGGCAAGCTGGTCGATGGCCTGATCCAGCGGGATCTTCTGGCGCGAGGCCATGTCATTGGCTCGGCGCATAAAGGAGTTGACACGGTCGTAGGTGCCGATCAGTGAGTCGTAGTTGACCCGCTCGCCGGTCAGGAACTCCCACGGCAGCCACTGCGCACCGTAGAGATACTTGCTGTTGGGCTCCAACTCCCAGAGGCGCTCGGACAGGCGCTCGTACTCGTCGGTCGAGAGACTGCCGACCTTGGGGCTGATTCCGAACACGTCGCGCAGCATCCGAGTGTCGAGCGTGGCGTACTCGGGGAAGCCGCCCATCGCCTGATTGAAACGGGTCTTGACCTGTCCGATCCCGCGCGGGCTCAAGCGAAGCTGGCGGGTCACCTGCTTCTTCCGCGCGTCCTCGCCGGTCGTGCCGGTGTAGGGACCGCGCTTGAGCACCGCGTCAACCAGGTCGGTCCACCGCTTGCCTTCGGTCTGGGTCCAGCCAGGGGTCTGCGACTGAATCTCTTCGCCCTTGACCATGTAATTGAGCCCGAGAATGTTCTGTACGTCGTTGTTGGCTCCGCCGAACCCGGATCCTGGACCACTGACCTCGCTGTACAGTTGGCGCACGCCCTGCTCGACGGCAGCCTCGCGGGCCTCTTCGCTGGAGAACTGACCCGCCCGAGTCATCCCCGCCAGCATCTTCATCATCTCGGGGCGGGTGGTGTCGCCCGCCACCATCGACCAGAGAATTTCGGGGCGCATCAGGATGCCGCGCTCCTGACCGCCACCCTTCGCCTGAGGGTAGATGTTGGGCTGCACTCGAGCGGCAAGCTCCTCACCCGCCAGTGGCTCGCCGCGGATATTCGAGATTCGCTGAATCGCGCCGGTCGCGCTCGAGCCCGCCCGCTTGATCGAGCCCATTGAGAGCAGCGCCGCCAGGATCATCGTCTCGGGCTGCGTCTCACCGGTCCCGATGCCCTCGCGAACACGGTTCAGGTTCCCGAGGAACGCCTCCATCTCGGGGTTCTCGAGACCGGGCGGCATTCGATCATTCGGGCGGATCAGCTTGTCGATCAACTCCCACCGCGCGGCCTTGTCGTTCGGCAGCAAGTAGCCACCGTCCACCATCCGCACCTCTGGGAACTTCTTCGCCACCCGCTCGAAGACCTCACGGTTGGGCAGATCCGCCTCACTCGAGCGGGTCAACTCGCCAGGGCGAGCGAACCCCTCTGGCGGCTCCAGCCGTGTCGAGCGCCGCGGCGGCTCATTGCCGACCTTGACGATGGGCGGGTCGGCCTGCGGGCGCATCTGCGCGGCCTTCTGGTTCAGAACGCGGGTCACCGGTCCCTTGACCGACTGCCAGGCGCGTTTGGCCGCTTCGCCCTTCGGCCCCTCGCGCATTGCCTCGCGCGGGATACCACCTGGGCCACGGCCCATCTCGGCAGACTCGGCAGGACCGGCGGGCGTCTCGTCCGGCGAACGCTGGTAGTCGATAGTCTCGCCTTCGGGGCTGGTGCGCGGGCCTGCGGTGTAGCCCGCGAGGGCACCCGCGCCCATCCCGAGCGAGGTGCCACCTTCGGGGCGGACGATGCGCTGCATCGCGGGGGACTCGGTCGCAGCAGTCAGCCCACGGTCCACCGCTCCGACGGCGGCTCGAGCGGCAGGGCCGGCGCGGTCCGCTCCGAGCTCGGCTGCACCCATCGCCCCGCTCATGACGCCGCCCATCGTGCCACCGAGCAGGAAGGCGTCCACCACACCGGTGCCCCAGTCGGTGCGCTCGTCGCCGGCGATGATGCGGACGGCGTTGCCGTACTCCTGGGCGATGACCTCCTCGAGCCCTTCGGCCACGGCTGCCTGGGCGGTGTCGCGGGTGACGGTGCCAAAGCCGCGCTTGATCACGCCCTGTGCGGCGATCTCGGCTGCCTGGCGGGCAGCGATGCGGGTAGCACCCGCCCCCACCAGTTGCTCGACACCGAGCCGCTCGGTCGCCACCTCGACCACGCCGGCAAGACCGGACAGGGTGTCAGCCATCTCCGGCGAGAGCTTCCCGTCCTGGACGAGGTCTTCCATACTCTCGCGAGCCGAGCCCGCCGCCATCACCCCGAGGATCGGTAGCTGCGCCTTGCCGACCACGGTCCCGAGCGCACCGACAGCAGCCCCACCACGGCGAGTACCAAGGACGGTGGCCGCGACACCGAGCCCGCCACCGATCACGGTGCCAGCCATGGCAGGCAGCGCCTCGATCATGGCATCCCCAAAGTTGCCTTCCTCGCCGGTCGCCCCGACACCACGGCGGCGCAGAATCTCAGGGTGCTCGTTCAGGTAGGTGCGCGTCTTGTCGGCCTCATTCTCGACAAAGCGGGCGAACTGCGAGTCCCCGTCAGGGTCGAGGGCACGGCCACCGATGGCGAGACCCTCGAGAATGCCGCTCTTGGCGTTCTGGAGCCCGCGCTGCAGGGCGTTGCTTCGGGCCGTCGCGTCGTCGAGGGTCTTGTCCACCTCGCCGGGCTCGACGTTGACCATCCCACCTCGAGCGGCTCGCTGGTTGGTGGTGTCACCGCCGAACTGGGCCGCGGCATCGCCCGCCACGCCGGTCACAATCTGGGCCGACATTCCACGCGGGGAGGCAGCCACGGTCGCCTTGAGCGTCTCGGCCACCATCCCCTGGGTGTCACCCTTCGCCTGGGCTTCTCGAGCGCGGCGGATGTGGGTGCCGATGGTGTCGAACATCTCGACAGCGATCCGCTCGTTCGGGTTCGTGCCAGTGCGGGCCTTCTCGGCTTCCTGGGTCACCAGCGTGTCAAGCTGGCGGATCGTCTCCTGGGCTGCGGCAACGGCACGGTCGGGGATCGAGAGCGGAGCGGCTGCCTGGTCGTTGACCCACGTCGCCAGGGTGTCACTCGAGGCGTTCAGCGCACCGGCAAGCTCGTTGGACTTCTGGGCTGCGAACGTCTGCAGGTTCTGGATATCCCCACCGAGACGGTCCAGGTCGGCAACGTCCTGATCGAGACGATTGCGGACGGTCGTCCCCGCCTGGCTGAAGGTGTCCCCGATACTCGTCGTGGCCTGCCCAAGGTCAGCAGCGTCCTGATCGAGCCGCCCTCGAGCTGCGGTACCAAGCTCGTCGAATCGACCACCGATAGCCTCGCCTGCCTGGTCGAGCCCGCCGCGCAGCCCTGAGCCAAGCTGGTCGAAGGTGCTGCCGACATTGGCCGCAGCCCCACCTACGTCAGCCGCCCCCTGGTCGAGACGGTCACGGAATTCGGTCCCGAGACGGTCAGCAGCCCCGCCGACAGCAGCGCCTGCGCCACCGAGCAGATCGCCCACCCCGCCGCCGACCTCGCTGACAAACTTCTGGACGTTGTCGCGTCCATGAGCCAGCTGCTCGTCGATGGCCTCGATCCCGCTCGAGAAGCTGTTGAACAGGTCTTGCCACTCGTTGCGCTCATCGGGGCTGACCGTCAGACCGTGCTTCGGCGGCTCGCCGGTCAGCGGGTCGGGCTCGACCGCTTCGGCAGCCGTGGCGCGGGTGGCAGGCCCGCCCTGCTCCCAGTAGGCGTCCGAGACGATCGAGGGCTTGTCGGTGCGCGGGTTGTCGATGAACGCCGCGCCCTGAATCCCGCCACCCTGGGCGGCGATCTCGTCGAGGCTCATCCACCGCTTGCCGCCCTTCATCGTCGGGCCGGTGGTCACGGTGTCAAACTTGCCAGTCGCGGGGTCGTAGCCGTCGAGAATGTAGTAGTGCTTGTTGGTGCTGATAATCGGCGTGTTGCCGTTGGTGGTGTCCTCGATCAGGGCACGCTCTTCGGCGGGACCGGTGGCAGCCGTCATCCCCATGGAGTTGAGCAGCTTGACCTCAGCCCCGAGCCCGCGCATCCCCATATCGGCGGACCACAGATCCATGGCCGCGGCAGCGTTCTTGGCCTCTTCGACCGTCCACGCCTTCCCACGGCGCAGCGCGGCCATCACAGCAGCGACGGGTCCGCACTCCGACCACTTGGTTGGGCTCGCCAGGGCCACCTGGTTGATGTGCTCGATATCGCTCGAGTCGTAGTCACCAGCAGGCCCAAGCTGGCCGGGCGGCTTCGGGGCAGGACGGCCAGCGGCTGGCGAGGTCTGGGGCGGCTCGTCGTTGATACCCTGCTTACCGGTGATGCCGATGGCCTTGGCTCCGTACCAGGCACCCCATCCGTTGTTCTTGGCGTGGTCGAGGGCGTAGTCGATTGAGGCATAGACCGCGGCGGGATCGCCGGGAGCGAAGCCGGTCCGCTCGGTGAAGGTGTTGCCCATCCCGGCGGTATCGCCCAGATGCTCGTAACCCTTGCCGCCGTAGTGGAGCTGGAACGGCCACCAGCTTGAGCCCGTCGAGAACGTGCCACGGCGGGCGGCTTCGGTCACGCCGCCTTCGGTGTTGGCGACCTTGACCGCGATATTCGGGTCAATCCCGCGCTGCTCGGCTGCCTGGCGGATGTAGGTCTCAATGTCGGTAGACATTCCGCCCTGGGCATCGGGCGCGGTCTTGCGGTAGTCGTCACGCTCGGGCGGGCCGAAGGTCTGGGTAGGCGCGGGCTCGGGCTCGTCGTAGAACTGCGGCGCGATCTGGCGGGTGTCGGACAGCTCAAAGTTGCCGCCGTCGAAGTCGGACGGGCCGAATCCACTGTTGGGCGAGCCGCCAAACCCTTCCTGGCGCTGCGCGAAGCTCGGCAGGATCGGGGCGGCAGTCCCGCCCGACGGCGTCGAGCTCGGCTGTGACCAGTCGTCACGCATCGGGGTAGGCGAGGCAGCAGGGGACAGCGGAGTGGGGCCGCTGGACTGCTGCAACTCCGCGCCAGGGGACAGCCCACTGAACGGGCTGGTGATGTTGGGCACCACGGTCCGCTGGAAGTCCTGCACGATGCGGTCGCGCGTCTCCCCAAAGTTCAGCGACTCGACCGCACCTCGAATATCGAGACCCAGGTCGAGCGAGTCACCCGCCTCGAGCAGGAACCGCGGAATCGTGACACCCATTTAGCCCCCCACGGCAGTGCGAATGACGAAGCGGTCGAGGAACGCCTGACCCCCGAGGATCTGATAGTCGGCGTGCTGAAAGACGTTCTCGAGTCGGCGCTCGAGGAGCTTGCCGCCAGTGTGCTGCGTGAAGATGCCCCACTCCTGCCAGGACTCTGGCAGCAGGATCTGCTTCTCGATCAGCAGGAGTCCGCCGAGCCCCTCCCGTACCCGCATCGGGTCACGGACGAGCGGCGGCGCGACCTGGGCCAGGATGATGCCGGCCAGCCCCGCGCCCGCCCGATGCAGGAACGCCCGTCGGTCCACTAGCTCTTCTTGCTCTTCTTCGCGCTCGCGTTGGTGATCTTGGCAGCCTTCTCCTTGCTCATCCCCTTGTCGCGGAGCGCCTCGTACTGCTTGTCGTTCTTAATCGAGTTCATCTTCTTGCCTGGCATCACGCTACTCCCTTCAAACGTCGAAGCATCACTATCTCACGGTCCACTCGGGCGATGCACGGATCGCAGACCACGAAGCGCCAGATCCGTCCGCGCTCGGCCCAGACCAGCACCCGACCTCGAGCACGGCGGCAGGTTCGACACTCGCGCCCTGCCTTACTCACCGGAGGCTTCACCGGACGGATCGCCACTGGTGAAGCGCGTCGGCCACTGTCCGCCGGTCGCCTCGAGATGAGCCTGAACTCCCGCGCGGGCGATCTCCACCGCAGCGCGGGGATAGCCCTTGAGGAAGTCCTCGTCCGGAAACTCGCGCCGTCGCACAGACTCGTTGAGCAGGGCGTGAACCGCGTCGTGCGTCGTGCCGCAGACCTCGCGCTCGTTCTGTGGGGTGCGCTGACCGCCCCAGGCCACCGGGCGCAGGTGGTGCTTCTGCACCCTTGGGGCGCGAGGGGTGTGCTTCTTGACGCAGGTACAGCGGCTCATGGTCGTCGCTCCACAACGCAGGCTCCGAATCCGCCCATGGCGAACAGGTTCCGCAGCCCGTCACGGTCGCCACGGAAGAATCCAAGATGGCCCCAGTCGTTACCCCAGGAGTTGGTCCCGCGCCAGCGCCCGAGCCGACGGCTGGCTCCGCTGAGTAGCCAGAGGTGCCAGGACAGGATCTCCTGCCCGAGCGGGATCTCGACCCACCCGGTGCGTGGGTTGGGACGGTCGAGGCTTTCCACCCACGGCGTGGCTGCCAGTACCGTCCCGCCGCGGCAGATCCACTCCATCGCCTCGTCGGCACCAGCCATCCCTGGACTGGTCCACCAGTAGGACTCGGCCCATCCGAGATCCTTCATCGTGGCGGCGGCTGAATCTGCCGTGGCTCCGTTGTCGTAGTCGAGACGCCAGCCGTGGACGCGGCTGTCGCGCTCGCAGTTCAACCGAGCGATGGCGGTGGCGTCCGGTCCCGAGAGGGTCATGATTGGACCGGAGTTGGCTGCCTGGCGCACCGCGAAACCATGGCAGTCGGGGCGGTTCTTCTGATCCAGGCGCGGGGCCGAGCGGTGGTAGACCTGGTCCTTGGGCTCGACGTGGGTAGGCGCGACCTCACCCGCGATGGCGAGCAGGCGCGAGGCGGGGTAGGCGGCTGAACGCTCGTCGCGCTCGGTGCGGAGGCCGGTGCCCTTCATGATGCTCCTTTAAGCTGCGGTCGGATCGCCCTGGGTCAGGCGACTGGCTTTGTAGGCGTGGAGGAACTGGCTCGGGTCACCACGGTGGCGCTTGATGCCGGCCACGGTCAGACTCTGGGCGGTCGGGGACAGTTGCTCCCACCCCTGCGCTCCGAGCGAGCCGCCGCCCGACTTCATGATCCGACCAATCGCGTCGTAGGCCATCTCATCCTGGCTGTCCATCCCTGGCGTGGTCGAGGGCGGGACGGCGGCGGCAATGGCGGCAATCGCCTGGGAGCGCGGATCGGGGACGCCGTCGCCGTTCACGTCGGTCATCGTGCGACCTGGACCCGACGCTGCCCGCTTGTCGCGCCGAACGTCGCCGCGCGACATTGCCAGCCGACGGTCCGCGATGGCCTGCATCTCGGGTCCGTAGCCGGCGGGGTTCTCGCTGATCTTGCGGGCCATCCGCCGTCCGATGAGCCGCCCGCCAGTGTCGGTGGTGCCAGGAACGGCTGCGCCAATCTCGCCCGCCCCCTGCAGGCCGGTCGTGGGCAGGACGGATCCGCGCCCGTTGGGGAGCGGGGTGTTATAGCCATCCTGCATCGCCTGGGCGACCACGTCACGGCCAGCCGCCGGGTACGGTCGGCCACCGTGATCGACGACACCTGCCGCGGCAGTCCCCGCGAGCGGATCGCGCATCGCCTGGGCTCGGAGGCCAAGGTCGCCGGTCGCAGCGGCTCGAGCCCGCTCGATCTGAGAGGGGATCACGCCGTTGGGGTCAGGGAGCGGCATCCCTCGAGCGTCCACCCCACCAGCGCCGGTGTAGGTCGGGGCGGTCGCGGTCGTGGTCGCAGTGCCGGCAGCTGCCGCTCGTCGAGCCGCCCGACGCGCAGCGCGATCATCAACCGGAGTGCCAGGAGTCTGATCGACGCGCGTGTAGTCCCGTGGCCGCTGCCCGGCCCGGTCCTGGACGCGCTCCTGGTAGCCGAGCCCTGGCATATCCTCGAAGCCACGGAAGGCACCACCACCAGGCGCGGCCCACGTCCCGCCGCCCCAGTACGGATTGGGACCGGTCTGCTGGTCGGAGCCCTGCCAGCCAAGCGAACTAGCCAGATCGCCCATCGAACGCTGATCGGGCATCCCGCCAGGGGTGCCGAAGCCACGGACGCCGGCGGCGTTCTCGAGTGCCTGCAGGTACATCGGGACATCCTGCCTGCCCTTCGCGCCCATCTCGAAGTCGAGCAGCTTGTAGTAGTTGTCGGGAGTACTGGCCCACTCCACCGCCGTCTTGAGGTAGTCGAGCCCGAGGTTGCCCGCCTGGATCTGGAGCGCACCCTCCTGCAGGCGGACCTCCTGCTCAGCCTTCCAGGTGTTGGCGTACTGGACGCCCTTCGAGAGGGCCAACTCCTCCCACTGGATCTCGATCTGCTCCTTCTGCAGGGCCAGCGACTGCATAAACTGGGCTTGCTGCTGCTCGCGGGCGGCACTCGCGTCCGCCATCTTCTGATCCATCAGCCACCGCTGGAGGCCAGAGGATTCGCGCGTTGCTCGGGCGAGATCTTCAGCGTTCGGGGTGCCGTCGGGGTTGGGCATCGTAGCCTCCTAGGCGGGCGGGTTGGCGGCGAGGTTAGCGGCGTCCTGCAGCGCCGCGTCGTTGTCGAGGGAGGCAAACCCGCGTGCCAGAGGCTCGGGCATCGGGCCGGCGGGTGCGCCAGGGATGGTGATCGGCTCAGGCGGCACGCCCTGCGGCTGGAAGACCGACGGCAGCCGCGGCGGCTCGGGGGCGGGGCGCTGTGGGTGCTCGAGCTTGTACTTGTCGGCTCGAGCGTTCATCCGACGGCAGTAGTCGCGCTGGTCTTTGGCCGACGGGCGTCCGTTGGCGTAGAGCGCCTCGCGGAAGGGGTGCTTCGCCAGCATCGCGGCCTCGATCATCAGGCCAGCAGCGCACAACTCCTGAATCCGAGCACCGACGCTCGAGAGAAACGGGTCGGGGTTGTTCTCGAAGAAGCTGGTATCGACCTGGCCGTTCTGGGCGTTGCGCAGCCACTCCACCGCGTCGATACCGGTGTCTCGCAGCCACAACTCGACTTCGGTGTTGTCGCCCACGTCCACCGTCTTCGGAGAGCGGCCCATCACCGCGGCATAGGCTCGACCGGTCGCCTGAAACAGGCGGTTGTACTCGCGGGCCAGCAACTCGGTCGTCGAGGGGATCGTTCGCGGTGCCATCTTAGACGCTCATCGGCATTCGCCCATTCGAGGCGGTCGGATCCTGGGCCTGCCGCGCGGATTCGGCAGCGCCGGACTCTGAGGCCACGATGCCACCGAGTGAGGACTCGCCTTCGGTCGGCGGACGCGGCGGGCCACTGAGAGCAGCGACCTGACTCATCAATTCGGGCGGCAGGGCATCGGTCGGGGCGAAGCCTGGGGTCATCTCGCCAGCAGCCACCATCTCTTCGCGGACGGCAGCCTCCTCCTCCTCGCGCAGGGTGGCGGCGAACTCGCGCAGCGAGGCGACACCTTCCGGCGTCTTCATATCCTGGTCGAACATCACCTTGGCTCGGCGCAGAATCGGGTTGCGGTCACCGAACGACTCGGCAACCTCCTCGAAGGTGGCGTAGCCACGGTCGGCGGCGGACATAAGCTGGTCGCGCTCGGCCAGGTTCGCTTCCTCGCGCGGGAACTCACACTCCACGTCGTAGATGCCGCCGATCCAACTGCCCTTCAGCATCAGGATGCGGCGCTGGCGGTCGGGCTTGGACTGGGTTCCCTCCTGCAGGGTCTCCATGTTCACGTAGAGCGGGATGCCCTCCATGGGCGGGATCTGCTCGCCGTCCTCGCCGGTCCACTTGCCCTGACTGAGCGTGTCGGCTAGCTCGAGCACGATGCCGCCCGCCCACTTGTAGGCTTGGAGCAGCCCGCTCATCGTCATCCAGTTGGAGTCCTCGAAGTAGCCGCGGCCAATGATCGCCGCCCGTCCGCTGTCCGCCGTGGCTGCACCGATGGCAGCTTCTGGCGGGGCTGCGCCCTGGATCTCGGAGCCGAACTGGGCGGCGAGCTGGAGGGCGTTCATCCCCACCGACTGCGGGGCCAGCGGCTGGATCGGGGAGGGCAATTCGATGATGCCGCCCGAGTCGGGTAGCTCATGAACCTTGCCCACCGTGTGCTCGTAGTAAGCGGGCGGCATATTCGGCAGGACCTGGGTGGCGTAGCCGAGAAATGCCTGGCGACGGGTCGCGACGTTCCAGCTTGACAGCAGCGTCTCGAGGTTCAGGATCGACTGGGCCAGCGGGTCCATCAGCGGCACGCCCTTCTCGGCCACGTCGTCGTCCTCGATCACAGAGCCCCACCCGTAGTAGGCGGGCAGTTGGGTCAGCCCGTACCGCTCGTACAGATTGTCAGTCGCGGTCCACTCCTCATCGTCGTCGCCGTCCTTGGCGAGCGAGGTGTCCATCCCGCCGACGGAGTAGGAGATATACGGCAGGCCCATCTCGTCCTTGCCGATGTAGCGGTACAGGTAGATCTTGCCGCCCGAGCCGAAGCCGTCCGAGTCCCAGGCCAGCGGCTGCATCTGACCCGCTTTGTCCTTCCAGCGGTAGTTGTGCTGCACCAGCCAGCTTCTCGAGTACAGCTGGCGGACCAGCAGCCCTTCGAGCTCCCCGTCAGCGGTGGCGAAGTTGGGAACGCAGTCGGTGGCCGAGATCACCTCACCGCGGAATGGCAGCCGCCTCGCCAGCCAGGACTGCTGCTCGTCGGTCCACGCCTTCTTGCTCCGGTTCTCGTCCCGCTTCCATTCGTCCCCCCTGCTCTCGTCGCGGCGTCGTCCGCGCTCGTCGCGGTCGTACTTCGCATCGGGAGCCATCGGGCGTCCGTTCTCGTCGTAGGTCAGGTAGGTCGGGGACTGGTCGTAGTGAACCGGCGCGGGCAGGATCAGCAGCCCGTACTCGGACTCCTGCACCGCCTTGCCGCACATCCGCAGCCAGTTGACCAGCCGCTCGAGGGCTTCGTTCAGCCATCTGCCCAGGTCGGCTGCCTGGCGCTGCGCGGTGGGAGTCTGCCCGACAGCCACGCGCCCGACCACCGGACGCTGGCGGGCAAGGACGGCGGTGGCGCGGACGGGCAGCGTCTTGCGCTGGTGCAGCACCGAGACGATCGAGCGCCGCGCGGGGTCTTTGTAGTTGGCAGGGAGTTGGGTGCGCAGGGTGCCGCGCTGGAGTTGGCGGCAGGCCACAATGCGCTGGCGGCTCTTGTCGAAGCGGGGGGCTAGCTCACGCCAGAGATCCCAGAGGTACTTGCCGCCGACACGCTCGGGGATCGTGGTCCCGATAGGGACGCCGCCGACGTTCTCTGAGCGAAGACCGTGGTAGATCCCGCTGCCGTAGTTCTGCAACCCTGATCCCCCTGACGAACGAGCGCGGTGCCCTACCGCGGCTCGCTGGCCGTCAGGGGTCAGTCGGTCCTATTACCGCAGAAGTGTACTACGTCTAGGCGTACTGCGTCGGCTTCGTGCCGAGCGGGGGAGCGTAGCCCTGCTGCACCAGTGGTGAGCCCATGGCAATGCGCTCGGTGGTGCTGGCGATCTCGCTCTGCAACTGGTGCAGGCGAGCGATCATCTCGTTGCACTGGGCGTTGGCCTCGTCGAGCGCCTTCTGGGCCGCTCGCTGTCGTTGCCGCCATTCCTCGAGGCGGGTGGTCGTGTTCAGCAACTGCTCGGTCTGGGTCTGAAGCTCGTCGAGAAAGGGTATGCGTTTGGGGTCGGTCGCCATAAAGCCTACCTTTTCTGGGGCGAAGGACGCCGCCGTGATCCGCTGTCGGTCGATGGTGTTCTCGAGCGGTTCGTGGGGTCGGTCTTCGTTGTGCGCCGGCGCACAGAACTGCTGTGCTCGTTCCTCATGGTGGCGGGTCAGCCTCTCAAGCTCGGCCAGCATCGCGCGGCGCTTCGCCTCGTCGAGTCGGCCGGTCTCGGGATCCTCGAGCGGTGCCCTGCTGTCAAGGTTCTCAGTATCCCTTTGAGTATCACGCGCGTAGAAGTTGGGATCACCCTGGCTGGACATTAACGAGCTCCTACCCATTCGGGCTTCGGCTGGCGCTTGGGCTTCGGGGCGATGCCGGTTGCCAGCCGAGACTGGTGGCCGACGCGGGCCGCGGCAAGCTCGCCCGCGTCCACGTAGGTGGTCATCACGATACCGTCCGAGAGGTCAGGGCTCCGACCAAGCCGCTCGGCAATGGCGTCCTTCTTCTCGATCCTGATCATCGAGTTGCTGTCCTCGAGGATGTAGCGGGCAGCGGACAACTCACGCAGGATCTCCTGGCCGGGCGGGACACAGAGCGTCGGGCCAAAGGCAGGGTCGAGGCGCTCGCGCAGTTGCCAGTGGGCGGCGGCTCGGACGTTGTAGAAGCCAAGCTGTCCCGAGCGGTCGCGCTGCTTGGTCTTGCTCGAGCCGATGTAGGGCACCACGCTGACCTGTCGTCCCGCCAGCAGGTTGTAGGCCGTCTGCCCCACCCCGTTGTAGTCGATGGCTGCGACCGCGTCGGTCCCGACGATGGCCGCGATGACCAGGTCGGCGGTGTGAATCGGTGTCGGCGTCTTCGAGCCAGGGTAGACCTCGAGCGGGGCCAGCCAGTCTCCGTACAGTCGCCCGATGACGGTACGGTCCCCGCCTCCTTCGGCCACGTCCACCCCGAGACGGGTGAGCGGAACGGGCTCGCCCTTCGGACCCGCCACCACCCCACGGATCTGGGTGCGCAGTTGCCAGCGGGCCTGCGCCGCCTCGATCCACTCGGTCGGAATCACCTGGAATGGGTCGTCCGCCCGCGAGGCCATGAAGTCGCCGGTCAACAGCGGGACGCGCACCTCAGCGGGCAGCGCCTGCAAGGTGGCGAGGTACTGGGGGTCGTGCATCAGGAAGGCATTGTCCTGGAGCCGAGCGGGGATGAACGTCCGAGACTTCGGGTAGTAGATCTCCCCTTCGTGCCGGATCGGGGTGCCGTCCTTGACCGTGTGCTCGGTGTCACGGATCCGCACGTACCAGCGAAGCTCGCCAGGTGCCGCGGGATCCGGGTGGGTGCGGTCGAGCCAGGCAGCCCAACGCTCGAGCACCCAGAGTCCCTCAGAGGTCAGCGGCGGGTTACTCGCGCCGATGATGCGGGTGCGCTGGCCTGGGGTGGTGGTCCGCAGCCAGGCAATCACGAACAGGTACTGCGTGAGGCTGAGTTGGGTCAACTCGTCGAAGCCGTAGAAGTCGTGCGGCCTGCCCTGCCAGTTCAGCTTGTCGTCCTCGTTCTCGAGCCCGCCGAACTCCAATTCCCTGCCGCCCTCCAACTCCCACCGTCGCTCGGTGTGGTTGTAGTGGCCGAGTCTGCCGATGATCTCCTTCGAGCGGCTGATGATGGCCCGTAGCTGGACGTACTTGCGTCGGAAGATGACGCTGCGGCGGTGGCGGGTGACCGCGGCACCGAGCAGGAGGTCGGTCTTGCCGCCACCGGCCTGCCCGCCGAAGAGGATCTCGTCGGCGGGGGACTCGAGCGCCTGGCGCTGCGCCGCGATCTGGGCGGACCAGGCCAGATCCACGGCGGGCGCAGGACTCAGCCCGTTGATCAGGCTGGAGTGGAGAGTGTGCTCGACTGGGGTGTGGGTGTCGATCACGCGCGTAGCTCTCCCTGCAGGTAGGGCAGGCTCGAGGGGCCGAAGTGGTTCAGGATCTCGAGCCCGACCTCATAGGGGACCGGCTTCGCGGCTTTCTGGTACTCCTCGACTCGCTTGTACAGGTCGATGGCCTGCTGGCACTTCCAGCCAAACCGTCCGTGCTGGTGCTCGATCCAGCAGAGGCAGGGCAGGCTCTCGTAGTTGACCACCACCGCCTGCGACGGAGGCAGGCGTCGGACGACAAGCCCGGCGCTGCCCTTCGGCGGCTCGATCTTCTTGTACGGCCCGACGATGGGCGGCAGGGTCTCGAGGCAGTCGGCGCAATGCTCGGGATCGTCGATGGGGTGAAGCTCCTCGTTGGGGATGTAGTAGTGTTCGTGCTTCTTGTTGCCGTAGGCGGCGAGATAGCGATCCTGGCGGAACTGGTCGCCGCGGCACCAGCCACGGACGATGAACGAGAGCGAAGACCAGCCGCCGGTCAGCAGGACGTACTTCTTGCCAGGCGGGTCCGACTTGGGGATGTAAATCTGGTAGTCCCAGGCGCTGCGCGTCTTGACCTCGAAGCCGAGTACGTCGGGCTTGCCGAACTCATAGACGGTGTCGAGGAACGGGACGCCCCAGAGGTTACAGAGGGCGTGCTCCCCGAATGCGCCGTGCTCGGCGTCACGGCCCTTGATCTCTTCTGGTCGGTGCTCGTCGCCATGACCTGGGCCAGCGCCCCGCGCGATGGCTCGAGCGTCTCGGTTCTTGGCGACCTGGATCGCCCACTCGCGCTGCTCGGGTGTGATCTCGATGCGGATCATGACTGGCCTCGCCGCTCGAATGCCGCGGTCGCAGCCACGCCGAGAAGGACCAGGGCCAGCAGGCCGGCCAGGATCAGGACAGTCTTCCAGCCGAAGATCTGCGCGGCCAGGATCCAGACGGTCAGTCCTGCCGCGCTACTCAGGATGTAGGGGTGCATCAGTCGCTCTCCTTGGGTGTTCGTGGTATCGGAAGGTTCGATGGCGGGATGGTCTCTGTGTTGGTCACCTCGATCCAGTTGCTGCGTTGGTCGCGCAGTATTCGGTAAAGCTCCGCATAGCGAACGCGGTCAGTCACGCCGCGCTGGTGGATGGCGAACTCGAGCACCACGTCGGGGTCACTCGGGCGGATGAACTCCGACTGGGCTGCCGAGCGGTACAGCAGGTGGGGCTTCTGGAGGATCTGCTCCACCAGCTGGTCGTCGGCGTTGGACGGCGGACGCCCGGCCCACTCGGGCACCGAAGCAATCTCAGTGACGTTCGCCTCGCGGCGGTCATTCAGGCGGACCAGACTAATCGAGCGGGGCATCGCTCCTCCCTACCAGCAGACCGTGCGCGGCTGGACGCCCCAGATGATTGCCTCTCGGTAGGTCGGCAGCAACAGATCGAGGCGGTAGCCCAAAACCTGCCCGCCGGTGTCCTGCGCCTGGACCCATCCGTACAGGTGGATGAAGACGCTGGTGCCGAGCGGGATGACGCGCGGGTCTACCGCCACGATCCGCCCTTCGTTGCCATAGGTGCTGAGCCCGGTCGCGGTGCGGTTGCCGGTATGGGTGTAGGCCGTAACCAGGAAGACTTTGCAGTTGGGCGCATCCTGCCTGGGCGGGGCAGCGGCATATCCGCGGCTGTAGGCGACGAAGAAGAACAGACAGACCATCGCCATGGCGACAGCCAGCCTGCCGAGAAACGTCTGGGTGGTTCGATCCTTCAAGAGTGCTCCTTAGGTGCGGTTGAGCCAGGTCGGTGGGCTCGTCGGGTTCCACCACGGTTGGGCCAGGAACATCGCCTTGACTTGCGTGGCGTAGTCGTCATTAGCCCCGCCTGCTCGGCCAGAGAACCAGGCACCGATGCACTCCCACACATCGCCCGCGACCTCAGCCCCGAGCCAGGAGTGCCCGTAGTACTTCATCGCGTACATGGCACCAGCGTAGTCGCAGGCCAGCGGGACCGAGTCCTCATACAGCGGCCAACCACCCCAGACGGTGCGCTTGATCTGGAGCAGCGACCTGGACTGGAAGTCAGTCGGATAGATGCCCTTGCTGTCTACCTCCTTGTCACCTTTGGCTGACTGGTTGAGGAAGCTCTCCTTGATCGCCTGGGCAATGAAGAGATACTCCCCGCCAGGCAGGTGCTTGTCCACGCCCCACTTGAGCGCGGCCCAGACCAGGCACTCGAGGGTGGTGCCGACGAAGTCGCCGGTCACCCGCTTGTAGTACTCAGCGGTCCGGTCGCCGCCGGTGTCTTTGTTCGGCCAGCCCACTGGCAGTTGATAGACCACCTTGCAGGCGTCGGCGTTGCCCGAGCGGATCTCCCCGAGCGCGGTGATGGCAGCGGGGATCCTCGAGCGGTCCACCGAGACGGGGACGGGCAGGCCAGGGATCTGGGTAATGCTCGGGTCCGATCTGCCGACATTGGCCGTGCGCCGCGGCGGGCGGACGACAGCGGGATCGGCAGGGTTGGGCGGGGCCGCGCCGCCGACCACCATCGAGGGTCCGTCGAGCCAGAAGCAGCACTTGACCCAGTCCTTCGAGAAGACCCCGATGCTCAGGCGGTAGGTGCCAGCGGGCACCCTGGTCGGGTCAAGGATCAGGTTCTCGGTGAAGTCGCGCCTGCCCACGGCGAAGACCGTCGGGATGAACTTCTGGTAGACCTTGTTGCCACCCGAGTCACGCAGCTCGATGTTGAACAGCCCGTCCCATGGAGCGGGGCCAGGGTTCTCGACCGACGCGATCACCTTGGGCTGTGCGCCTGGGCTGATCGAGGGAGACTCGAAGCGGACCGTGCCGGTGAACTTCGGCAGCACCACTGGCGGGGGCGGCGGGATGACCGGTGCCGGCGCGGGCGGCGGGGGTGTCGGGGTTGGGGTTGGGGCTGGCGGCTTCGGGGCTGGCGGGGGCGGGACCGGGATGGGCGCGGGCGGAACGGGGGCAGGGACGTTGAGCCCGACCTTCTTGCCGATCTCGGCCAGCAATTCAGTGTGAGCCGCCATGGTCTTGAGTTGGGCCGCTCCCACCTGCGCCATGGTGTGGGTGATGCCTGCCGCGGCATCGTGGACAGCGTCCTGAACCTCGTCGAGCCGCTGGTGAACGCTATCAAGCTGGATCTGATCGGTCTTGCCGGGTGTGTCAGCCATCGGGGCTCCTCTCTATGCACCGGGAGGGGTCAGAACCTTAACAGACAAAGTGGGTTTACACGGAAGTCTTCACGTTTGCCCGGAAGAAGTGAAGTCGAAACTACTCAGGCACCTCCGTTCGGCCCATCCTGCGGGCCTCGAGGACTGGTCGAAGGTCGTCCTGGATCGCCTGCAACTGCTTCGGGTCCGTGATATTGCGCCGTACGGCGTCGATCAGCAGGCGGACCAGCGTCATGGCCTGCTCTGCGGAGATGGTCTGGTTGAGCAGTTGCAGCCTTCGCATCTCTGAGGTCGCCACCCTACGCCTGAGGTTGATCACCTCGTAGAGCTCTTTCCACTGCTGCGGCTGCACGGTCCCGCGTTCGAGCAGATCGTCCATTCGTGCTTCGGCAACGCGCTTGGCCGTCCACTCGCCCGCGCTCTTGACCTGGTTCCAGGCGTCTTCAAGCTCGGACCAGTCGGGCAGGGCATCCATGTCCAGACGCTCGAGCAGTTCAGCCGTGCGTGCGTCGAGCAGGGCTAGCTCGGCCCGCTGGCTCACCAGTTCTGGATCGTGCATCGCCGTTTCGTATGCCGCGGCAAGGTGCTTCGGCAAGTGCCTGGAGTACCGCCCGCTCTTGAACAGGGGGGAATCGGGGCCGCTGAGGCTCTTGCCGCCGTGCATTCGGCACCGTCCATTCGGCATCACCACGTTGCTCTGGCAGGTTCTGCCGGGCTTCCCGCGCAGGTTTGCGCCGCAGACGGGTTCGTCGGGGGCTTGTCTTCTCGGCATAGGGTAATGAATGATACCTACCCTGCCTCACAGAGATACAGCGGCATCCCGTCAGCGTCCTTGACCCAGAGGTGGTGGTTGACCTGGATCGGGCGCTTGGGCTCGACGTTGAACTCGAGACTCATCCGCCTCCAGTTGCCACCGAGATACGTCCAGATCAGACGGCAGCGGGGGCAGCGAACGCCGGTGGTGGTCTTCATTGGGTGTACACTTGAAGCAGGCCGACGTTACGGCCATGGAGGTACAATGCCGAAGCCAGAGAATCCTGGGAGCCAGGGCAAGCGACCAGAGAATCCGGGATCCCAGGGGTCACAGGGTGGCAACCAGGGGAACCGTGGCGAGAGCCGTGGTCAGGACCGCGCTGCGGAGCAGCAGCAGCGCAACGAGGAGCGCCGTGGGATGAAGCCGGCTGAGGACGGCGGGGCCGAGACTGAGGAGGCTGAGGTCGTCCCACAGTAAGGGCGATTGAGCGAGGCTGGCGAAGCCGGTGGGGACAACCCACCGGCTTCTTTGTGTTCAGAACTCCCCCCGTAGCCAGCGTCCATACCAGGCGGCGTTCGAGCGGCGCTCGGCTGCTGTCATCCGCTGGTGGTACTGGTCGGTCAGGTAATCGAGGGTGGCTCCGAAGACCTCTGCGGCTTCGTCTGGGTCGTAGCCGCGAACGACTGCATCGACCAGTCTTCGACTGAGATCGTTCAGGTCGTCGGAAAGGTCTCGGCTGAACTGGCGACGGCGGCGATCAAGGACGGCAGGCGTGCTCCCCATCAGGAAGACCCCTCTTCCTCATCCCCGTCCTGCAGGTGACGCTCGGCAGCTTCGAGAATGGCCCGTCCCTCCTCGTCGAGGTGGTCTGCGAGCAGGCGCAGGTGGTAGAGACAGCGTCGAAGGTGGCGACGGTCGCTCAGGTTCGGGGGCTTCGGGCGTTCACGCTCGCGCTGGCACCAGCGTCGGAGGGCGGCAATCTCGGCGTTCTTGGCCTGGAGCGCCCAGGCAGCCTTCCGTTTCCACGCCTGGTACTCCTCGAAGTCCCGAGCGGGGAGCCGTCCGACCGGTCGGTTGGCGGCGAGTTGTCCCTGAATCAGCAGTACCTCGCCCTGTAGGAGTGCCAGGCGCTCCTCTCCCTGTTCCAGGGTGGCGGGCGGGGCGATGCCGCGGCGTCCGAGAATCTCCCAGTCAGTGGTCGGCGCGGCGGGGGGCGGTTGGTATCCCATCAATCCTCCTCGTCCAGGTCGTGCGTGGGGGCAACGAAGACCATCAGCAGGAAGGCGGTCAGGGCGAGCGGGAGGGCCAGAACAGGATTCTGGTCGTCCATCGCGGCCAGCAACGCCAGGCAGCCAAGGATCAGGGCGGCAACGGTGCAGGCGCGAGCCATCAGAACCGCCCGACCAGGCGCTGCAGCTGGCCGAGCAGATCCTGGGTCCGCCAGTGGATGAACGCCCCGAGCAGGACGAGGTGAACCAGTTGCACCAGCAGCGCCAGGGCGATATCGAGACGGTCCTCTTTCATCGCATCCTCCAGCGGCGCGACAGGCGCGGCAGGCCGGTCGTCTTCATCGTGTGTGCCTGCACCTTCTCGGCAAAGTCCCGCGCCTCGAGTTGGAACGGCTCGACGTTGGCGAGCACCTCATAGGCGCAGGGCAGTACCTGCTCGGGGTTGTCGTTGTGGCCGCAGGAACAGGTCACCTCCGTCTGTTCCTCGATCACATCCAGCAAGCGGATAACCGGGCAGGGGTGCTGCGCTCCTGAGCAGCGGATACAGACGGGGCGGAAGTCGGATGCGCAGTGGGCACGGCGGAGGTGGGCCAACTCCTCTTCGGTCGGCATCATGGTGTCTGACCTCGCTCGTCGAGCAGCTTCTGCCAGCCCTGGGGCGGCAGCGGAAAGGCTTCGGTCAACGGCTTGACCATCATGGCCGCGAGATAGAGCTCGATGATCGGCAGGATCTTCCGCACCTCCTGGCGGTCGGACTCCTTCTCAGGCTCGGACAGGGCGCTGTAGGGGGTAGCTGCCTGGCGCATCCAGCGGGAGACAAGCTCGGGCGGGATAATCAATCCCCCCTCAGGTCGGGGGCGGCACTGCTCGAACAGGTAGTCCATCCAGTGTGACCAGCTGGCGTGCTCGGCGTCGGCTAGTGCCTCGACCAGGGCTTCGCGATTCGGGGGCGGCGGGGGAGTAGGCTCCCCCCGCCGCTTCTCGATCGCCAACTCGAGGGACTCGACATAGGCCAGCAAAACGTTGATCGAGGGCGAGATCGAAGGCTCGCCCTGCAACGCCTCGCGGATGCCCTGAACGGTTGCGCCAAGCTCGAGCGGCGTGTGGCGCATCGCCAGTTCCTGGTAGTTGACGGGGGTGCTCACGCAGCCTCCCCACGGTTGATGACGCTGCGGAGCCAGCGCAGCAGATCCACAACGCCGGCGACGGCGAAGTAGGTGACGAGGCAGACAATCGCCAGGGGCAGGGCGAGAATTCGTGGGACGGAAATCATGATGCTCTCCTACGGGTATTCTGGCCTCGCAGCCAGTCCATAAGCTCGGAACGGTAGAACGCGAGTTTCTCGGCCCCGACGCTGAGCGCGGGGCGCGGGTGGGACGGGATCCTCCCTTCAGATGCGTAGCGCAGGATGGTGCGACGGCTCAGCCCGACAAGCTGGCCCGCTTCGGTGACCGTGAGCCAGGGCGAGATGCCAGCGGCTTGCTGGACCGTGGCTCGCCAGGCACGGTTGGTGATGCGGCTCGGGTGATAGAGCAGTGGGTTGGCGAGCAGGAACGCGCGTAAGTCCTGATCGCTGACGTACCAGTCTGCTCCGGTGCCGGTCGCGAGTCCGGCGCGGCGACCGGGGAGAATGCCCTGCTCGAGCCACTGGCGAATGAGCGGCTCACCACAGGAGAAGAACGCCCGTAGCGCGTTCAGTGTCCAGCCGCCTGAGAGACCGGTCTGGAGCCCGAGCTTGGTCATCTTCCGCTCGACGGCGCGATGACTACGCAGGGGCAGCTCGAACGTCGTGCGTAGAGCGTTGACCCGTTCGACGATCTCAGGCAAGGGCACCCGCCCGGCCAGGTTGGTCATAACCGTGATCTCGGGAGCCGAGTAGGCCAGCAAGTGGGCGGCAGGATCTGCGGGCGGGGGTGGACGCTTGGGCCAACGCTCCCGCGCCTTCGCCGTGATGGCCGCGCGGTAGGCGGGGCGCTTCCAGTTCCGGACAGTGGCGCAGGACTGGCAGCTTTTCGAGCCCGGCCACTTCCAGCGTCGGCAGTGACGGTTGCCGGGTTGGGACGGGAGACCGTGCCGCGGCCCGCTCCACTTGTAGCCGTGGCAGGGCACCGCTCGAGCGGACGGGACGGCGTCTGGGTTCGGGTGCGGATATCGAAGGGCGGGCAAAGGAATCAGTCTCCTTTCGGGGTCAATCCTCCGCTGAGGGAGATTATCGGCGGATCGTCGCCCCCCAGTCGGACGGGACAGTGGGGGCGGCACCGCTCCTCGAGTCCCTTGCGGGTGCAGTCAGAGCAGACCGCAAGGTGTCGAGCAATGTCAAAGTTTCGGTACGGGCACTCCTTGTGGTGCTTCACCAGCGACGGGGCGGGAGTCCGTCACGGTAGTAGAAGACCACCGCGCAGACCACCACCAGCACCACCAGCAGGATGATGGGGGGCGGGAGGTCAGCCATCGTCGTCGTCACCGTAGAAGCTGCTGCCGACCGGACCGCAGTGGGGGCACCAGCTGCCCGAGACATAGCCGCGCTCGGTGTAGGTGCGTCCGCAACTGGGGCAGGTGTGCAGCGGGTCAGGGAGCTCGTTGCCGCCGACGTTGGTGGGCTGGTTGCCGGTCACGCGGGTGGGCGGCATCCCCGTCGGGTTGCGCTGGCTGCCGTAGTTACCGTGGGGCATCGGCGTCCTCCTCCGTGCCTGGGTTGGCCTGCTGCGATTCTACATCCTCGAGGTGCCCTTGCCACGCCTCGAGGGCGAGTTGGGCTCGGGCCAGGAACATAACAGCGGGCCACTCCTCACCGCACGTTCCGCAGTAGGTCTGGGTGAGGAGATCGTCCCCGTCGAAGGAGGATCCGTCAATGTGGACGAAGTCGTCAATCTCGGGGATATCGGGGAAGTCGGGCATCCGCTGGTAGTACGCGCCGGGCCTGCCGCAGCCCTGATGGTAGATCGGCCACCAGTCGGCGGGATCGGTGGCCTCGAGAAAGTCGGGATCGTGGCGCATTGCATCAACTTTGCCCTGCATCTGCTCGGCAGCGGCGCGGACAACGGCATCGGTCTCTCTGTCCAGGACCTCGAGGTGCCAGGCACGTTCGCAGTCGAAGGAGCAGAAGTCGAGCGAGCTTCGGACGGACGTGCCCTCGACACCAGCGGTGCGCTGGATCCAGATCGACAGGGCGGTCGGGACAGCGGCCAGCCGCTCGCAGCGCGGGCCGTTGCACTGAACGACATGGGTCATGGTGTTACCCGAGCCCTTCATCTCGCGCCAACTCTTCGATGGCTCGGCGGGCCATCGGTTGAGGACGGCGCTGGCCGTTGGCCCACCGCAGGACGGTCTGACGATTGACACCCAGGGTTTCGGCCAGCTGCTCCTGCGTGCGGTCGCGTAGCAGCCTCTGCAACATAATCTGCCATCGGTCGGCATCGGCCACGGTGGTCATTCAGTTACCTCGCTGTCTGAGATTCCGAAGTAGCGCAAGGAAAGCGACCGAAGCCTGGAGAGGTACCACGCCATTGCCAAGGAGGCGGAGCCGTAGGAGCCGCCCGTAGAGGGGGCTGCCTGGGACCACTGGTCCGGCCAGCCCATCAGCCATTCGACAAAACGCGGGTTCAAGACCAGCTTGCACGGTCCGCCATGACTGCACGTCGGTCGGGCCTGGCGGGAAGATTGGCTCGCCTCTGAGCGGGTCACCATCTGGGCGAACTCCCCGCCCCCGTTCGACTCGCGCGACTCGGTCGTCCCCGCCATTCCGGACGGTGTCGGCCAGAGACGGGCCTGCCGGAACAGATAGGTGCCCTTCCGCTGCTCGGCACTCGGTGCCTGGGTGTTCTTCGAGTCGGCCAGGGTTGGGGTTGTCCAGAGCGCCTGGGAGTACAGGCTCCCCGTCCCGTTGCGGTGGGCTCCCGATGCTTCGGCATCCTCCGCTCGAGGGGTCCGCCACGTCCCCGCCGCGTTGGCGAGATCCACCCCGTACCCCTCGCGCTGCGGTCGCAGCCGCCCCGCGCTTGCCTCCGAGTCGTGCGGCGCTGGTACCGTCGGCGTCGGCCACTGCTGTGCTGCGATCGAGAGCGGCGTCCCCGCCCCGTTGCCGTTGATCTTCTTGGCCTTCAGAATTTCGCGCCGCGCAGACCAGGTCTCGACTCCCTCGCCGTCCTGCGCCACCGATGCGTCCGGCGTCGGCCACGGCGACATGGTGGGGATGGGGGTCAGCGCGTCGGTGACAGGCGCATTCGGCCAGGATGAAAACGCGCTGGCGGCGGTGCGGCGCACTGACTTCCGACGCAGAAAACACGTCCCACTCCGCATCGTACCCGAGGTCGGCCAGCGATCCGAGAACGGCGTCGAGTCCTCGAACAATGAGAGCGCCGACGTTCTCCACGAAAATGTATCGGGGTGCCACGTCGCGAATGATCCGAGCCATGTCGAACCAGAGTCCGGATCGTTCCCCGCCAATACCGGCGCGAGCGCCAGCCGTGGAGATATCCTGGCACGGAAACCCGCCAGAGACGAGATCCACGATGCCACGCCACGGTCTGCCGTCGAAGGTTCGCACGTCGTCCCAGATAGGAGCCTTGTCCAGGGATCCTTCTTCCATACGCGCAGCCATGACTGCCGCCGCGTAGGCTTCGCCTTCCACAGCAACGGCAGTCCGATAGGTGTGTCCAAGGACGCCAAGGGCGGCGGAGACTCCAAGCTCGAGTCCTCCGCCGCCGGCGAAGAGGGCAGCCCCGAGAAGCTCTCGGGTGGGATGTACAGCCAGCCCATCAGGTTGCTCCATTCAGTTGCTCCGATTCCTGGGCCAGTCGGAGCTATAGCGCAGGCCCATCGGGCGGGTGTTGAGCACCTCCGAGCGGCGGTCGGTCGAGGCCATCTCCTGATTCATCTCCTGCACCAGCCCGAGCGCCATATGGCCGAGGCGCTTGGCGTCGGCCAGCCACTCTGGTGGATCGAGGTCGTCGTCGAGGCTGGCCTGACAGGACTGGCCCATCGCCAGCAGGGTGGCGAACAGTTGCGCCATCGGCTTGCCGCCGAGGTTGGGGCAAGAGACGGTGAAGTCGCTAGCGACAGGCTCCTGGCGCAAGGTCGGCATCAGGGACGCAAAGGGGTTGCCACGCTTGGACTGATCCAGCAGGTATTGGAGCGCGTCGAGCCCGACGGCGTCGTGTGGGTGCAGGTAGACGGCGTGCTCGGTGATGAAGGCGTGGACCGTCGTCTCCGTGTCACACGCGACGATGAACATCTCGTCAGGCATCGGGCGCTCCTTCCGAACGATGATCGTGGTCGAAGTATCGGTGATTCTCGACACAGTCGGTGCGCGAGCAGAGGGACGCCTGGCAGGGGACACAGCAGGCATCCGCCACGGCGGGGCCAGCGCAGTACCAGCACTGGGCGTCCTTCGCGAGGTCGGCAGCGAGGTCGCGCTGGCGCAGGAAGCGGAGGTGGCCGAGACCCTCCTGCAGCGTCTGACGGGTGGTGATGTACAAACCATTGCGGTAGACAGCCGTTCCCTCGAGACGAGAAACAATGTCGTAGGTGTGGCTCATTCGGGTGCCTCTTCCTTGCACTGGCGGCAGTTGTCGGGGCCGTCGCAGTTGCCCTTGATGTGGGTCTCGCAGTAAGGGCAATCGGCGGTGCCGGCGCAGACCGACTGGGCGTGGGACTCGTACTCCATTTCCCCGAGCATCGCAGCGGCCTCGAGGTACAGCAGGTTCTGTTCTGGGGCGAAGGTCTCGGTCCACTCCCCGAGATCGGTATCGTCGCGCCCGTAGGCTTGGCCGACGATCTGACAGGATCCGTCGTCAAGGACGAACAGCCCGAGATTGCAGCGCACCGATGGGGTCTCGGTCTGAAACCAGACCTGAGACCCCGCGCGTTTGATGGTCAGGGTGGTGCCGTCGGCCAGGGCTCGAGCGGCAACGCGCTCGAGGGTGGGCTGGCTGATGATCTGGAGGGAGGTAATCATAGGATCGAGACCTCCTCGAGCTTGTGAATGTCGTAGGTGACGTGCTCGCCGCTCAGGGGAGCGGTGCAGAAGCGCATCGCGTGGGTCCGTGCCTCCCACTCGTCCTTAGCGGTGACAAAGACGGTCTGGAACAGACCGAGCGACTGGACGATGATGGTCACCATCCAATTGGGGCAACTGGAGCAGTTGTCCCCGAGCAGGCGGACCTTCGAGGCGAGGGAGCCGTCGTACTCGACGGCGTGGCCGCAGCGGCGGGTAAAGAGGACGCTCATGAGGTTCGCTCCGAAGAGGTGTACTGCCAGGATTGGCGAACCATTCCGATACACGCCGCGAGCGCCCCGATGGCAGCGGGGACGCCGAGTACCCAGTGAAGGTCAAAGAAGGCGGTCAGGCCAACGAAGAAGGTGCCGGCCCCCGCGCCGGTGATCCCACCGGCGACGAGGCCCAGACTACCAGAGAAGACGCTGAGGGCCAGTTGTGACAGGAGGCGCATTAGCGGGCCTTTCGCTCGGCAGCCTGGCCGGCGCAGGAAACGCAGCCCCAGTTGATGGCCCGCTCGAAGCTGACCACGGTGGGGTTGTAGGCGAAGCGGTGTCCGCAGGTGCGCTCGACCTCGATGTAGACGCTCTGGATCTTGACGGGCTTGGCCCGACGGACGGGGCGGGCGTTCTCGCACTTGACCATTTAATTCACCTCATCGTAGGCGTCGAGGACGATCTGCTCCTCAGAGGGAGCCAGCCGACCATCAATGAGAATGTCGTAGCCGACCAGCGAGACGATGCGGTCGGGCAGGCGGGCAGCGACGTAATCGACGAATCGCTCACAGTACTCCTGCGGATCGCCCTCGACGAAGTCGTCGGGGGAGCGATCAAAAATCGCGTAGCGGGCCATCAGTCGGCTCCGAAGCAGAGTCAGGGCATAGGTTCCCTGCCTCTACATTGTAACAGATGTGACATGGGGACGCGAGCCCCAGATGGGTAGTCCGGAGACACAGAAATCCCCCTGCGTGTGCAGACGCAAGGGGATCTCTGCTGGAGTACCAACGGACCCGTCGCCCAGAACGAGCCGCCATGAACAACGACAGTATAGCCTAGGCCACCGCCGCGCGTCTGCGTCGGGTCTTGGGCTCGACCTGGACGGGCTGGCGGTTAGTGATCCGTCCGCGCGAAACGAAGTTCAGGGCGTGCGCCCAGTGCTTGCAGGCGAGGTCGTAGCTCCACGCCTCGCAGGTGCAGGAATGCTGCCGACCATAGAGTCGGACGAGGTGATACTGCCCAGGTCGCGACTTGGACTGCACCTGATAGGTCCAGCCATCGGGCTGCGGTCGGATCCAGAGCTTCTCAGCCTGGGCCTTGAGCGCCAGCCGCTCGAGGGTGGGGGTCGCGTTCGGATTCGCCATTCGTGCTCTCCTTCGGTTGGTTGGGGCCGGCCCCTACGGACAGGACCGGCCCCTATCCCCGCTCAGGGTGTCTCTTGAGCCGCAAGATCTCAGATCCCACTACAGGAAACACCCGCTCAGGTGGTCAGCCTAACGGACCCGATCACCTCCAGTCAGTCGCGCCTGGAGCTCGGCCAGGTCCACAGCCGACGGCGGGCAGTCATCGGTGTTGCCGAGCAGGTAGTCGTAGATCTCGTCGCGCTGCTCGTCGATCCAGACGCCGGTGTTCCAGCCCATCATCAGACCGTCGAGCAGGATGTACTCCTGCGCAGGACTGACGCGGCGGCGGGTTCCCTTCAGCTTCAACTCGCGGACAATCGGGCCGAGACGGCGCTGCGGGTGGAACATCACGAAGTCGGGCCAGCCTCGAGTCACGCCGCGCATCACGAAGTTTTCCCGACCACAGCCGGGGCACTTCTGGACGTAGCTCGGCAGCACCAGCGCCCGCCACTTGCCGATCTCGGCAGCCTGCACGATGCCGCTCGAGAAGCTGCGCTCGCGCTGACGGCGGTGCTGGCGATGACGGCGAGGCGGTCGCTTTGGCTCACTCGAGATGCTCTCCTGGCACTGGTGCTCGGGGTGTTGCCGCTGGCTGATGATCGACTGTAACCAGGATGGCTCCCTTCGTTGCATCGTAGAACTCCAATCGGTGCGGTCGTCCGAGATCGTGAAGAACACGGTGGACGTGGTCGGTGCCGTTGCTCGGGCCGTCCTTGACCCGAATCAGCAGGGCGATGTTGCAGCACCAGGCGAGCTCCTCGTTCCGCTTGAGCGGGGCGATCTCGCCGGGATAGGACTGGTAGTCGGGGCGCAGCACCACCACCCGTATGCCGAGCCCGCGAGCAACTAACTCGCCCGCCTGGTCGATCCCTCGAGCCCCGCCAGTCAGGACGGTGGTCAGGCGCTTGAAGTCGAGCATCCCCGACTCGCGCATTCGCTGCATCCCCTGCCACACCATCGCCGTGGCGTCGGGGTCTTCGATGGAGCGCGAGCCCGCGATCAGCAGGTGCTGTCTCATCGTTGCACCAGCAGCGTCAGCTTGATCGGGAGGAATGGCACGGCGCAGAGATAGAGTTGGAGCCGTCGCCAACTCGACGAGGTCTGCACGTCCCAGTACAGCCCCACCCAGGCGTCTCTTGGCTGGTACTGCACCTCAATCGTCATCGACCTCTGTGCCTTCCTCGTCAAGGGCAGGGATGAACGTGCGGGCGGGTACAACAGAGGCCCAAGTAACGTCACGGGCTCGCGGCGAACATACCCCGCATTTTGGGTCATCGCTCTGACGATGGAACCGCTGACCACAAGCGCCCAGAGGGTGGTCAGGATCGGTGCAGTCGAACGTCGAGCAAACCACGCACCGCGTGTAGGCGGAGCAGCCAAGGCAGCCTTTGCAGGCGCAGGCGAAGATCCCCTTCGCGAGCCCCTGGCGCTTACCGCGTTGAGGGCGCGGCACAATGGGGTTTCCGAGCAAGTCGCGCTGGACTGGTGCATCGTGGTCACTTTCCAACATGGTGATGGACCCGGCAGAACTCCAGCGCCTGTTGCTGGTGCTTGATCGTTCGCTCGGCCTTCTCGAGCAGGCGCTCGATATGAAGCAGGTAGGCTTCTCGAGCGTGGACGTTTCCGATACTCGAGCGCCGCGGCTTCGGGAGATCCTCTGGGCGCTTGGGCTCGGGCAACGTCACGTCCATCACACCGTGGGCGCGGTACTGCTCGAGGGACGTGGACGAAGAGGTCAGGGCGGGGTCACTCATTCTTCTCGCTCCAGACAGGTAGGGCAGGGCGATCCGCACTGAGGGCAATGCGGGGTGCCGTGGGGCTGGCTCACCAATTCGATGACGGGCTGGACGGTGGTGCGGAACGGCTCGGCCTCCTGACGCAGACGCTTGACAGTCCAGAGGTTGTCGTGGGCCGCTCGGAGCAGGGCGTCTGCGATCTTCGGCTCGAGCGCGGCCACGGTGTCGTAATGGGCAAAGGTCAGGTGGCTCGACTGGATCCTGCGCCCGACCGGAATCTGGCTACAGACCCAGTGAACCTTGCGCATCGTCTCGCTCATCTGGGTGTACTGAAGCCAGAGGTCGTGATAGTGATTCTCGGCGTAGACCAGAATGTCCCCGAGCGCGAACTTGGAGGCCCGCTCGATCTTCTCAGCGGTCGAGACGATCTCCTGCACGTCCTGCCAGCCAGGTTCGCCCATCAGCCAGAGGCCACGGTCGTGGTAGCCCCACTGGCTGTTGACCATGACGATCGAGCCAACGTCCCCCAACGGCAGTTTGTGCGCCGGCGCACGGAACTGGCGTTCCAGGGGTTGGGGCTCGGCCAGGAGGTGGTAGGCGGAGTCTTCACCCTCGCCGCACGTCGAGCAGGCAAGCTCGCCGGTCTCGGTGTCGGCCCGCTCGAGGTAGGCGTGAAACGAGATCAGTCCGCCGGTCTCGGGCTCGTTCATAGAGGCTCCCTTCGCATTCGTAGGTCGTGCTTCTTGTGGCGCTCGAGAAACGCCACAGCCTGCTCGGCATTCATCTCCCACTCGCCCTTGCCGCAGGGCTGGCAGTCGATCCGCCAGCTTTGCCCCGCCTCGAGCGGGGTGCGCTTGACGTGCGAGATCCGCTTGGTGTTGCGCAGGGCAGGCGACTCAGCAGAAGCGGGGGTCATGGTCGTCCAGGTGCTCCTTCCAGGCGTGAATTAATTCCTCGAGCCACTCCGACCGCTCCTGCGGAGAGAGTCGCCAGCAGGTGCCCTCTGGTGAGATACAGATGCCAGCCGGACGGCGGCACCCGATACAGATGGCGTGGAGATTCAGCGCGTCATCACAGACCTTGATTCGACCGCAGCCACAGAACCGCAATTCGAGTAACGGGAACGGCCTTAGCTCCGCCACTGGCCTGCTCCGTTCTCGACCACGGTTGAGATGTTGGGGTCTTCGAGACGGCGGGCGATACTGGCCGAGACCCCCTCTCGGAGCGCGTCGGTGTTCGAGACGAAGGTGAACATCGTCGGCAGCTTCCGACGGTACCGCGCGTCCAGCATCGGCTCGAGCACGTCCTGGATCGCCCACGGCGTAGCTCGCAGGCTCCCAAGGTCGTCGATGATGATCGGGTACTCCAGCGTCTTCAGGGCGTTCAGGAATTCGTGGTGCTCGCCTGAGTCCATCATCCGCTTGGCCTCAGCGCCAATGTCAGCAGCGTAGTAGTAGCGACACGGCTGGACCCGCTCGAGCAGGCGGTTACAGACCGCCAGGGCGAGGTGGGTCTTGCCCGAGCCCTGCATCCCTCGAATAGCGAGCCAGCCGTCAGGGCTGCCGCTCCAACGGATGGCCGCGTTGTAGGCAGCCATCGACTCGCGCGAGGTACGGAACGTCTCGAAGGTCTTGGTCCGCTGCCAGGGCGAGAGACCTGCACGGATCGCCAACTCCTGGCGGCGCTCAGCCAGGATCAGATGCTTGCAATGGGGGCACTCAACGACCTGGCCGAACTGGGGATGGCCCAGGTCCAACGGCAGGCGCAGCCAGCGGGCATCGTGGCAGACAACACAGGTCACCCCGTCGGGTGGCTCGGTCGCCATCAGATCGCCGTTGTAGATCTGATTGAAGTAAGCATTGGTCGCGCGGGCCTGCTTGATCACCTGCAGCTTTCGAGCGTCGTAGGTCTGGACGGCACGCTCCATATCCAGCTTCATCCCGAGGCGCTCGGTCATGGTCTGGATATCGGCCTCAGGCTCGGGCAGGGACTCGTCGAAGGGTTCATGGGTCACGGTGTTCTCCAGTGTCAAGGCTTCAAACGTAGGTTCAGAAGTAGATTCGACCGTTGCGGTCCACCACCTTCCCGTCGATCATGGTCAGCTTGCCGTCCGGACCAATGGTCGCCCCGTTCTTGCCACGGCTCTTGCTGGCCTGCCAGGCGCTCATCCGGTCACAGATGGCCCAGAGGGCGAGGTTGTTCGCCAGGAAGTCGCCGCCCCACTGGCCGCGCTTGGCATCGACATATGCCTGGGCAATATCGGCGGGTGGGCTCGAGCAGGCTTTGACCGCGCCAGCATCCCGACGGGTGTTTCCCTGGTACTCCTCTCCCAGGGCTCGGATGCCGTCGATCACCTCAGCGAACTTGTTCGGCTTCTTCTCAGTCGCCACCGCGCCGTTGGGCGCGGGGTCCGGTTGTGTGTTCTTCTCTGTATCTTCTCTCTGTATCTTCTTAGTGGCGTCAATCTCCCGTTCTAGAACGGGAGATTCGACCGGTCTAGAGGGCGTCAATCTCCCGTTCTTGATCCGGTCAATTGACCGGTTCTGGGGCAGCTTGGGCATCTCGAGGATGGTGTAGAGGGTTGGCTTGCCCTGGCCGCGCCGCTGTGACGTGAGGACGCCAAGCTGGATCAATTCGGCCTTGGCCCGTCGGAGCGGCTTGTCAGAGATGCCCGTCATTCGGGTGATCTCTGACTCGGCGGGCCAAGCGTGGCGGTTGGCTCCGGCGAATCGCTTGAGGACGATGTAGAGGAACTTTGCTTCTGGGCTCACGTCGTCACGGTCGAGCCAGGAATTCAGCACCATCACGAAGCCGTCTCGGGCTTCGGGTTCTTCTTTGACAAGCGTGCCAGTGCGGTCTTCACCGTCCATAGTTGCGCTCCACTTGGGCCTTGAGGTTCCCGAGCACCATCTCGGCCACAAGCTCGACGGGGAGCCCTAGATCACGGAGCCAGTAGTTCAGCCAGCGGGCGGGCGTGTTGGCGGCGTTGCACGGCGGGCAGCAGGCGCGAAGGTTGTCGGCTCGGGATTGCCCGCCAAGACTGAGGGGGAAAATGTGATCGACCTGGGCGCGGAGACCAGGTTCGAGAATCACGGCGCAGACCTGACAAGTCCAGAGGTCGCGGTCGAGGATGCGACGGCGCAGACCTTTGCGGGATCGGTGGGACCACCGACGCTCAAGGGTGCGGTGGTAGTCGCTGTACGGGAAGCGATCAAGTCCCAAGATAGATGGGACGGTGCGAGGCATAAGGGTCACCTCCGACTAGGTACGCTGCGGGGGTGGTGGTGAGTCGGCACCACCACCCGGACGCAGCAAGACTCGGGGATCAGCCGAGCCCAAAGAGCCGTCGCTCTACCGGGATATTAGCACAGTTTGCCGGTGGGAAAACATCGCTGATCCTGCCCGCCTATCTTACTCCTCTGCAGGCAGCGGCGGCTGGACGTACACGGTGCCGTCGGCGGCGGTCAAGGTCGGTACCGTAACACTTGCGTCTGATTGGTCGATGATCGCCCGAGCCCGCTGGCAGATCCTCGAGCAGGCCCGCCCCCGTCCCTCACAGGTCGGCTCAGGGCACTCGACGCCTGGGGTGTGTCGGTCGTTGGCAATGTCCAGGACGGTGGTGTGGACACAGTCGTACAGGTGACCCCGCCGCTTGATATCAGGGATCGAGGATCCGCGCTTCAGGATCTCGCGCAGCAGCTGGACCGCCTCGCACTCAGCCACGGCGGGCCTTCTTCCACTCGGTGGCGCAGTGCTGACAGAGCCAGCGCAGTCCCTGCAGCGGTCTGGTCACGTCGGGGTAGTGCGCCTGGGCGTGGCAGGGCTCGTTGCACTCCTGGCACGTCGGGGGGCGCTCGAGAACACCGCGCCGCAGCGCCCGCTTGACCGTCTGCTGCGCACGCTGGAGCAGCACGAACGGCGAGGGATCCCGCGCGTCACGAACGCCGCGTGGACGGTGCCGTGGCCGACCGGTCGCGTTGCTGGCGCGGTGCTGGCGCATCCAGCCGCTCTTGCACTCCTTGCACTGGGCGTCTCGCCCGCCCTGGCCGGTCGGATGGCGGTAGTACGCTCCGAGCGGCTTCGTCTGTCGGCACTGGCTACAGGTCTTGGTGTCAGGACTAGAAGGGGAGTTCTTGATCATCGAGGTCAGTCTCCTCGCGTATCTGCTCGGGGGTGATGGCGGGCGGCGGCTCCGTCCCATCACTCTCACGGTAGGGATCGTCGTACTGATCGACACGCTGGCGCTCAAGCTCGGTGACCACCAGCTCGGCCTTGTCCAACTCGCCGTACAGCCAGTGCTGGTACGCCTGGGCTATCAACATCGTCTCGCGCGGATTCGACACCTGCCAGGCGGCAGCGTTGATGCACTGAGCGCGGACCAGGATCCGTGTGTCGTGTGAAACTACGTTTCTGGCGGGTGCGGCCACCTGTTGGCCTCCTACGGGGCTCTGAGCGCGTGTTGCGGGTTGCCGCGGCCCCTCAGGCAGCGCGGATCCGCCACGCTCGGGCTTCGGTCGGTTGTCGGCTGCCTCCTCGCCAGTCTCGAGATTCTTGATCCAGTGGACGAACCACGTCCGTCCTTCGTTGTCCTGTCCCTGCCTGGCCTCGATCTCCACGTCGTCTTCTGGCTGCAGCTTCTCGATGATCTGGGTCACCGGCCAGGCACCGCAGGTGTTGTAGAAGGTCAGGACGTTGCGGTCGTCTCTGATCCAGAATCCTTTGCGGCTGCGGGTCACCCCGCCCACGGTCAGTCGGATACGGGTACCGTTCACGCTTGCCCCCTTCGGCGCTGTTCGGTTCTGTGTCGAATGAACTCGATGAACGTCTCGGGTGCCACCTCCCCCTCGAGGACTTGGTTCATGACGCCGATCTGCTCGGAGACCCGTCCGATAGTGACGAGGTCGCCAGAGGCCCGCGCGGACTCGAGCCGACGGTGCAGCGACTCGTAGATCGCCGCGCATCCGAAGGCGATCCCGAACAGCTTCCCGACCTGGTCGAGCCGCTCTTCGGCTACCTCCACTGCCAGCATCTCCTTCATACGGTCGAGGTGCTCGGCGCTGGCGAGAGCGGCAGTCAGGCGCATCTGGAGCGCCGCCCACACGTCAAGCGGCTGGTCGTCGGCCTCCTGGCCGTCACGGTAAACCTTGCCCAGATCCATCAGGGCTTCACCTCCCGAGCCAATTCTGGAAACAGCAGCAGGCAGCGAGTCGAAAAGCTGCCCATATCCGGCAGTCGCCCGCCGTTGTAGATCCGCGAGTAGGTCGGCTCGCTCACCCCGAGCGCCCGCGCCATCTCGCGGCCCGACCAGCCCCGTTGGGCCTGAATCCGTCGGAGCCCATCGCGCAGGCGTTGGGCCGCAACCCGTTCCCCGAACGGATAGACCGGGTCGCTCATCGCATTGTTTACCTCCGGGTAATTCGTTCGGGTAAGGAGAGCCCCCACCCGTCCGATGGGGGCTCGGACCAGCCGAGGACTGATCTCGACTGGCCGAAGGAGAGCACGGAGGGGGTCTCCGTACCCTTAGTCTAGCACGGCCCTAACGCACCCAACGCAGTCCGAGCGCCGTCGCCAGCGCCTCCAGCTTGCCCGTTGACCGCCAGCGAGCAGCTGGACAGGACCGCGAGCGCGGGCTAATCACGTAGTGACCGCAGATCGCCTCAATCGGGTGGCGGCTCATGATCGAGCGACACAGCGCGTAGGTCGCTGCCATCTGCGCTTCGGTCACCGGTTGGGTGTCGGGCCGTCCAAGATCTTCGGTCTCTATCGAGATCGTTTCAGCGTTCGGATCCGGGCTGAACGGCCAGGTATTGCCCGCCTCGACTCGACCGTTGGCCCAGGCGGTATCGCTCTCGAGCACGTACTGCTCGAGCCGCCCGTCGAGACCGACGCCGTAGTGGGCGCTGGCCTGGGCCTCAGGCGGGGAAAACTCGTTGTTGAAGTGGGACGCCATTCCCGCCATCGAGCCGACCACAGTATGGATCACGATGACGCGGACCGGTCGGTAGCGCCCCCTGGTGAACCAGCAGGCACCCCGCCAGATCACCGACAGCGACAGGTCGGTTGGCGGCAGGATGGTGATGGCCTTCGGCGGGGGCGGGTGTCGGAGCAGGGCGAGGACGCTCATTGCTTCGGCCCGATGATGATCGCGCCCTTGGCCGGATCCCACTTGATGCAGGCGTGGGCGAAGGGCCGATAGTGCAGCTTGTCCTTGCCGACGAGCTCGGACTCCGTCAGCGCGGGACCGAAACGGTACGGGTCTTCTGACCACGCTTTCTCGATCCCCCAGGTGGGATGAAAGCTGGCCGTTGGGACGTGGGCCTGCCAGATCGCCAACAGCACATTCTCGGGTAGCATCAGACTCCCTCCCATCGGATGAGTTTGGGTCCGCCTGGGGTCCAGATCAGCATCCCCGCGTCGGTCGCCACGCCTGGGAACTGCTGTTCGCCGCTGGACGGGCGCAAACCGGCGCGGTTGATCGTGTCAAGTAAACCACTGCCGATCCACTCGCCATTCGGGCCAGCGGTGATCTGGCGCCGGCTCGGCGGCGCTGGTGGCAGGGGTGGTGGCGGCGTTGGTCGGCGCTCGTTGTTCATCATCCTGGCAAAGCCGTCAAGCGCGGCGTAGATCCCGCGCCTGCTGCCGTCCTGACGCACCATCCCGAATCCGGCCACGTCGCCGTGCAGGGCAAAGTAGTACACCTCCTCTGGGTCACCCAGTCCGCGCAGGTACTGCATCATCTGATCGACGTACTCGTTCTGCTTCTCCTCGCCCAGGTCGAAGGCGTCCGCTCCCCACTCGGTCAATTGGATCGGCTTGTCTGCGGGGATCACCTGGCGGTAGGCGTGGTGGAGGTGGTGCAAGCCGCCGAACATCTCACCGTAGGGACTGCCGTAGGACGGCGTTCCCTGCCCGTACGGGTGGTAGGCGAAGGCGTTGACCTCCGCGGCACACGCGGCCACAATCGGCTCGATCCAGGACGGCTGGCCGGTCACCAGCCCGCCCGCCACGATGTAGGCATCCGAGCCGAGCCCGCGCCGCGCCATCCGTAGCAGCGTTCGGAAGTTGCGCGGGCTCATCGTCGAGCTACTCAGACCGTGGGCGTTGTCCATCTCGTTGCCCGCCTGCCAACGCTCGACCGTTCCGCCCATATGGTCTCGCCACCACTGGATCTGGTGCGGCCAGTCAGCGGGGTCTGCTCCAATCGACGTACGATCGAGAACGGCCAGCGTCCCGATACCGTGGGCTCGAGCGTTGGCGAAGCAGGAACGAATCGCGTCGGCGTGTTCGTGCCAGAGGGGAGCACGAACACGCGCGAAACGCAGGCCGGTTAGCTCGTCCTTGTTGCGCCCGTCAGGCGCGATGTTGACCGAGAGCTTCACGTTAGCCTCGCAGGGACGTGCCAGGATCCAGGCGGTTCAACTCCTCGAGCAGGTTCTGGAGGAACCCAATCAGGGCGGGGAACAGCGCGGTGTAGGCACAGACTCTGACAATCTCGAGGACCGTGGGCGGCGAGGGGGCTGCCGAGCCGATGGCACCAGCTGCTCCCTGCACCCCGATGGCCCCGAATCCAGAGGCCAGCAGCAGCGCCACGAAGACTTGCAGCCAGGTCCGAACGGTACGAATCCCGACGCGAGTGAAGCGGTTCTCAACCCACTTCGACGGTGGGGTTGGGGTCGGGTCGTGCGGCGGATCAGACGGTGGTGGATCGTTGCGCATCAGGTGCTCCTTCGGGTGGTTTCTGCTCCGGATCAGCGGGTGGTCGATGGACGAGGTCGTACTCGTCCAGTAAACGCAGGATTCTCGAGACCCCGCGCAGGGACCAGTCGAGCGCCTCCCTCGCTCGAGCGTCCCCGATTCTCTCTGGGAACTCCATGTAGTATCTCGCTAGCCCTTCCTGGGCTGACGTGACAATCTGCTCGTAGAGCTTTTCGCGGTCGTTTCGTCGGCCCGCCACTTACGACTCCATTCCTCTGACCCGCTCATTCGTGTCGGTGGTGACCGTCTGGATCGAGTCAATCTGAGAGGAGGCGGTTGCCGTCCGATCCTTCAGCAACTGGTCGAATCGCGCCTGTACCTCCCTGAGCGCATCCGCCGCCTGTTTCGCCAACGCGGCCTGAGCCTCGAGCTTCGCGTTGAGGTGGTTGGCTTCGGTGTACGCCCTGTCGGCAGCCACGGCACCGCTCTTGGTTAGCTCGGTGTTCTCCTGCACCGCCTTCTGAAGCTGGTCGTTTTTCTTCGACACGTTCTGAATCTCATCAGAGACCGTGAGGCGCAGTCGCTTCGCCTCCGCTTCGAGTTGGGCCTTGATCACTTCCGCGACCGCTGCCCGCTCGAGTCGCTCGGACTCCAGTTGTAGGCGCAGCTTCTCCGCCACAGCCTCCCGCTCTGCTTTCAAGGCATCAGCTTCCCACTTATGCTTGCGCTCAGCCCGCCACTCGACCGCGATGAACGTGGCGATGGGCGAGACGAGTGCAAACAGCATAATCAGGTACTGATTGACAACCGTAGGCTCTGGCGATCCCTGCATTGTCCTCCCCCTCGCGTGCGAGGTGGCTAGGCTCCCATGTAGCGAAAGGTCACCGATGTAAAGGTCCGCCCGCCCTGAACATTGATCGCGGTCCCGTTCTCGTTCGAGATATACAGCCAGAGCTCCACCTTGTGGGCGGGGTTGGTAATAACGATCTCCGTGTCGAAGGGGATCGTGGTTTCGTGGTCGGCGTTCTGCGGGAACCGCATCGAGTGCAGGTACGCTTGCTCGACCCCGTTGACGGTGATCCAGGCGCGGAGCCAGCGTTGCGCGTTCTCGGGTGCCCAGGTGATCTTGCCGAAGATCCGCCAGCGCCCAACCAACGGTAGGTAGAACTCGTCATCGGCAGGCGGGGTCGTCATCCCAATGACGTTCTCGAAGGACTGGAGAAACAGCACCTTGGCGACGGTGTGGGACACGCCTACCGGGGTCGTTCGGAAACCGGTAAACCCGATGTTGCCCGGCCCAGGGGTCCGATTCTTCTCGATCCAGTTGGTGCCGTCACAGTACAGCGTCAGCGTCCCGTCGATGACGCTCAGGTAGTCGCCACCGCGCAGGCGCAGGTTCCCGCCGTTGGCGACTCGGCAGCCGAACGAGGCGAATCGGAAGGTAATCTCCTGTCCGGCCAGGTCGGCAGTCGCCACGATGGAGGTAATCAAGGCGGTGCCGGTAATCGTGTGGATGTTGCCCATAACGGCCAGCCCGAGCACCGTGATGGTCCCCGTCGAGGCAATGTCACTCCCGACCATCCCTTTGACACGGTTGAACTGGGCGAGACCCGAGAAGGTCTTATTGCTCAGCGTCTGCACCGCATCGGTGGTGACGGGCACCCCGTCCGCCCCGCCGATGCCGGTTGGGTTGACGCGCACGCCCTCGCGGTTGACCTGAAGCAGGACCGCGTTCCCGATGGCCGACAGAACCAGCAGCGCCTTGGATCCTTCGGCGTCGAGGTTCTTGAGGACGATCACATAGTTGTCGGGATCGTTCAGCCCCACATAGGACTTGGGCTGCCCGCCGTTCCCCTTGGCATCGTCGATCAGTTGCTGAATGTCGTCGGCCAGCGCATCCGCGCCAGGGATAATGTCTCTAAGTGCCATTGGGTGATACCTCCTCTGGGGTGGGGCGGTAGTCGGTAGCGGGGTCGTAGTAGCCTGGTACCTGCTTCGCCAGATAGGCGTCGAGTCGGTTCAGTCGTCCCTGAAGCTGGCGAACGATGGTCACCATCGCCCCGAGCGCATCAGCCTGCTGGTCGGTGTTCGTCCGCAGCGCCTGCAGCAATTCCAGGGTAGCCTTGCCCTGTTCGATCTGGTGGCGCTCCGTCCGCTCGAGGACCGGCCCGTAACGGTGCTCGTCTCGAGCGTGCAGGGTCGCCAAATGCTCGAGCAGGCGGTTGCTCTCGCGCTGTAGCTCGGTGATCTCGTTGTGTCGTCGCTCGTTCCAGAACATGGTCAATCCTTTCGTATCCACCAGACAGCTACAAAGGGCGGCAGGCCCGACAGCGCCGGGAGCGGGGTTGGAGTCACGCCAGCCGAAGTCACCGCCGAGACACCAAGGGTATAGCGGTTGGGGTTCTGATCGACGGTTGTGTTGACCGCGCCGCCCGTCTCGGAGGTGTCGTAGCCGCTCTCATAGATCGTATGGTCGTGGTCAACATTGTCTGCCACATTGTGACTCGAGCCGGTCGGGACGCCGGCGGAGGATGACTGATTGCCACCGGTCGATCCGCCGTGGCTGTGTCGCCAGCCGAAGTTGTGGCGGTGTTCGTGGTAGTGAACGTGGGGGAAACCTGCCGCCCCTCCGACAGTGCCGACACGGAAGCTCGAGCCCGTCCCGGTTGGGGCGGAGCTTGCCCCGAGCAGGAAGTAGCCCTGATAGGCAATCGTCCAGCCTGGCGGGACGTTGGCAGGATCCCCGTCGTACGCCTTGATCGTCCCAGACGGCTCGACGCCCTGATCGACGCCCTTGGTCACGCCCGCGTCGGTGACCTCGAACAGCACCGCATCGGTCTGGGAATGTCGGATCTGGAGGTGCCGACCTGGCGCGGTCCTATGACGAATCGTCACCACGAACCGGTCAGCCTCGTCGGCCTTGAGGTTCCAGTGCTGATTCGCGTTGCCCCGAATGGCCTCGATCAACTGGTCGAGCCCACGGTTCTCTTCCGTGCTCTCGGGAAGCTGAACCGGCAGATCCGGCAGATCGCCGTCAGGCATCGCCTACCCCCACTGCCTTCCTGAATTCCACTTGACCCCGCTGTTCCAACGGAACCCGAGCCGCGCCCTCGAGCGTTCGCTGGCGGCGTAGCCGAGCGAGATCTCCTCAGCCGTCGAGGGGATCACCGAGATACTGATGGTCGCCACCAGCGTGATCTCATGGCGGTTTTCCCCCTCTCTCTTCCACTTGACCGGCTTGTACGTGATGCCGGGGTTGACCCTGACCCATTTCCGAGACGACTGGCGGTAGGCCAGCTGGTTGTCGATCATCCACTGCGGCTCGGCAGACTGCAGGGCGAACAACTCGTCCAGGATCTGCTGTGGCTCGCGCGGGTCCGGCGAGCCGTTCTTGAGGAAGACGCGCGGCCCGATCCTGATGCGGTAGGTCCGATTGTCTCGGGCCTCCTGAATGATCTCGGCCCTTGTCCTGAACTCGCGCAGGATGGCGGGCTCGTTGGTCACACCCGAGCCCCGAAACGACACCGTCGGCGGGGTGTCGTACTCGATCCCTGGCTGATCCACCACCACCCCGACGACTACGCCGTTACTGACCACGGCGTGGGCCGCGGCACCCGTTCCGTTACCACCGGTCAGGACAACTGTCGGCAGGGTGTCGTAGTTGCCGCCGCCCTGCACCACCTCAATGGCCCCCACCCCGCCCGAGCCGTCGAGTGTGGCAACAGCCGTCGCTCCCGCGCCCATTCCGATGATCGAGTCGGGTGAGCTTCCAACCACCTTCATCTGGACCGAGTGCCCCGCCACCAGCGGCGAGGTTGGCAGCAGGCTCGAGCGCGGACTGGTGACGGCCTTGGGATCCTGAATCTGGGCCTGCAGGTCCGGTCCCGATCCCTGCTGGATCCAGGCACCATCCTCGCCGCGCCCGAAGACGCGCAGGGCCACGATGTTCTGCGGGTCCGAGTTCAAACGGTCCGCACGGATATCGGTCCGCAGGATCACCTTCTTCGGCACCTGGGATCCCCAGTCGAACGAGGTATGGGTGATCTCCCAGGTTGAGGCCCAACGCATCGCCCCGATGTAGGCACCTGTCGTCGGATGGAGGTGCTGGAGCAACTCCTGAATCGGGGAGCTTGCCTGAGCTACGTGCATCCAGCGCAGCCGCGCCTGGCCGAATCGGTCGGATGCGGGGTCCGTCACCACGGAGGCCACCCAGAGACGTGGCGTGAGCGCCTCGAGTTGGGCGGGGCGCATCAGGGTGATTCTCTCCCCTGGCGTCTCCATCTCTGATCCGTGCCACACCATCGGGCCGCGCCCCTCTTCGCGTCCGAGCTCGCCACGGTCGCGCCCGTACATCACGTACGATCCCTCGCGCGGGCCAGCGTAGAACGCCCCGACCAGCCAGCCCGACTCAGTGGTCAGGGCCGTGGCCGGCCCGCGAATCGGGGTCTCATTGCTGAGGCCGGTGCCTGGGCCACAAAAGCCAACCCGTTGCTGCGCCCGACCAGTCTGCTGGATCGGGTATCGGTCGAGCCCCTGGGCGTGGCTGGCGTAGAGGAACCCGTTATGCACCAATGAGGCTTGCCCGTTGGCCTCGTTCAGTTGCTCTTTCCAGTACTCCGTGAAATTCGGGGCTCGGCCCCTTCCGTCCAGGTCGTGGATCCCGTCGGTCTTGATCGGGTAGACGTGCTGGCCGGTCGCAGCCAGCGAGTTGACGGGCGTCGTCGAGTCGCCAATCGGGTACTCCGCCGACCAGACCCCCTGGCCGAGCGTGAAGTCGTCATCGTCCCCGCCCACCAGCGGATCGGCCCCACCACCCGACGTAAAGATGATGGCTCGCCCCGCCCTCGCCCCGCTCGAGCGCACGCCCACCAGGCGCTGTGATCCGACGTTGTTGCCATCCACCAGATAGACGCTCTTGAGGTGGCTCACCCGCGCCCAGGTCGGCTTGCCGGTCGAGGGGTCAATCTGGGTCCAGTTGCCCCCGTTGGCGATGCTCTTCCGACACCAGAGGGTAGCCCCAGGCACCCCTGCACCACCTTCGGTCCCGACGTACAGGTTCCCCATATGGGTCACGGCAGAGCGCACGGTGACGCCTGGGCCGAAGTCGTGATTGGGCGTGGTGATTGGACCCGGCGCATCGCCGCCTTCGATAACGTAGGCGTGCCGCCCGAAGAAAAAGTACAGGTCACCCTCGAACTCCGCCGCGGCATAGCAGGGCGCGGGTCCAACCGTCCCGATCTCGACGTTGACGGCGGTGGCAGTCACACCCGACGGCGGCGGAGACACGGTCACCGTCGGGACGCTGGAGTACCCGTAGCCACCGCGCACAATGGTGAAGCCGGTAATCGGTGAGCCGCCCAGGGAGACCGAGTCAATCGCGGCCACCGTCTGCGGCGTGGTCGAGGTGACCACCAGGCTGGTGGTGCCCTGGAAGTAGCCCGCGCCGGTGGCGGTGATCGCTACCGCCGTGATCACACCGTTGACAACGGTGATGGCTCCAGGCACAAAGCCGGTTCCCGCGCCATAGGCGGTGACGGTCACCTGACCCGAGACGTAGCCGCTACCACCGTTCGCGACACCAACCCAGACGATGTTGCCAGCAGGGACGTTGACAATTGGACTCAGCACCGCGCCGCTCGGTCGTCCGCCAACCAGCGCGACGGTCGGCGGGGTCGAGTAGCCAGAACCCTGGTTGACCACGGTGATGCCGACCACGGTGTTGGCCGAGCGGACGGCGATGGCGGTCGCCTGAACGCCACCAGGCTGATCAGGAGCGCCAATCCAAACCAGCGGGTCGGTCGTGTAGCCGCTTCCGTTCGAGGCCAGCTGGATCCAGACCACCTTGCCGCCAAGGGTCTGAGCCGTGATATGCGCGGCCTGCCCACCGCCGCCGCTCACGATTACCAGCGGCGGGGTGAGGTAGCCCGATCCTGGATTGCCAACGTCGAGGTCGGTCACTCCGAGCCCGAGGTTCATCAGGACTTCGGTCACACCGCCGGCGGGCATCGCCACCCCGAATCGGGTGCAGACGCTTCGACCGAAGGCGTAGCCGCCGGGCACCGCGTCGGCTGGCTGCGTCACGCCCATCCCGCCGTCGTAGGTGGCGATCTGCATCGGCACGTCGCGAATGGGTGCCTCGTCCTCACCAAGCTCCGATGGGCTCCAGCCACCCTCGAGGCCAGGATCGTCGCCCTCGTCGAACAGCATAAAGCCGAGATTCAGCGAGGGGAATTCAATGTCATACGCGCCCGGTGCGTACATCTACCACCCCCACCCGCGTCCGCCGCCACCGCTCTCGTACCAGCGCCCGCCACGGACCACGGTCGAAGACTCGCGGTATTCGCGGCGGTTCTCCCGTTGCTCGCGGAGGAACTTGACCAGACCCGCGCGGGTAGACTGCTGATCGTACTTCCGCTGCATCTCCTGGCGCTCGGACGGGTCGGCGTGCTCGAGGAAGTAGTCGTAGATGTACTGCAGGGCGAGTTCTCGGACGATGATCGGCTCGATCAGGGCACGGTCGTCGAGCGAGACCAGACCCGCGCTCGAGGATCCCCACGCCCCACCCGCGTAGATCCACGTCGAGGCGGGGCGCAGGATCCCAACCTCGACCGTCGGGCTCGAGAAGGCAGAATCAAGCTCCAGCCGCCGGACGTGGGCGTCCTGCACCAGCGTCGGCAGGATGCCCGACCAGACCTGAGGCTCCCCGATGGAGACGGCGGGGTTGTAGATGTTGCCGAAGCGGAGGTCCGGGCGGCTCAGATCGACCAGGTCGGTCGTCACATCGTAGGAGCGGTAGCCAGCCGTCGCCTGCAGTGTGACCCGATCAGGAACGAGGCAGACCTCGAGGGCGCGGTTGATGAAGTCGCGCAGCCCTGGCTCGCCGTCCCCACCCATGACGCTGATCTTGGACGTGAGCAGGAACTCGACGCCGAGCCCCTGCACCCCGCCGTACGGACCGGCGACGGTCAGCTTTCCCTCCGACGGGCTGTAGCCGCGCGTGATGATGCGCCGCTCCTGGCCCTTCTGGGCACCGGTCACCAGGCAGGCGTGGGCCGCGTCCCAGGCAGTGGCATTCGCTCGAGAGTCGAAGTCGATCAGCGCGTTGCTCTGCAGTTCACGGTAGTAGGATGGCGGAATCGGGTCAGGCAGCACCGGCGTGGTCGAGACGGTGTAGCGTCCCCACTTGCCGAGCCGACCGGTGCGGATGATATCCATGACGTAGGCCAGCAACGTCTGACGGGCCTCGCCACCTACCCGACGGACCACCGTCTGCCCGAGCCCCTCGATCACCCACGTCAGCAGGTAGGCGATGCTCGGATCGAGCCCCAGGCTGGTGTAGTCGTACCGCCAGTGGCCGGTCGAGATCTCAGCCACGGCACTTGGCGGCAGGATCACCGAGCCGTCAGACTCGCGCGTGACGCCGAAGGTCACGCCGGTGACCCCGATGTTTGACGGGATACCCGTCGTGTCGGTCAGGTTCAGGTTTGCGATCGAGGTCATGACGTTACCTCCGAGGCCACGGCTGTTCGGATACCGGTCTCGGAGGCGACGAGCCGCCGACCGGACGTGTTTGTTTCTGATGCCACAACGAAAGCGATGTTAGAGTCTCCCTCGTTCGCTCGCAGGACGAGGACGACTGCCTCCTCCCCAAAGGTGAACTCCTCGAGCCCGAGCGCCTCGACGGTGGCAACGGCCTCATCGAGCAGGGAGTACTCGTCAGTCCCCTCCGCCAGAACCAGCATCTCGGCCTGATCGTCGAAGACCCATTCGTCAGTCGCTTCGGTCGCGACGGTGACCTGAGCAGCCTCCGAGACGGCAAAGGCTTCGGTGTCAGCCGAGAATCCGCTGACACCAGCCGCTTCGGTCAGGGCAAAGGCGTCGGTATCGGCAGAGGTGCCGACGATGCTGGCCGTTTCCGAGACGGCAAAGGTCTCGGTCCCTTCGGCTGTGACGGCGACCTGAGCGTCATCCGCCAGGGCGAAGGGATCGCTACCGGTCGCTGCGGCAGTCACACTCGCTACGTCGGTCAGGACAGCAGCGTCGTTGTCAGCCGCGGCAACGGTGACGGCGGCGTTATCCGCGAGGTTGAAGGTCTCGTCGGCAGCAGCCGCGACGGTGACGCTGGCGTTATCGCTCAGGACAGCGGAGTCGCTCCCGGCTTGCTCGGTGCTGACGCCGGTCGTTTCGGTCATCGTGGCGGTTTCACCCGCCAGCGTGAAGGCGTCAGTGGCTTCGTGGAAGACCGTGACCTCCGCCTGCTCGGTCAGGGCAAAGGCGTCGGTGTCGGCAGCCGCCACCTCGACCGCGGCAGCTTCGGCAAGTACAGCCGTCTCGGTGTCGAGCGCCGAGACCGTGACCTCGCCATCAGCGTCGGTCAGGACCGCATCGTCAACGCCGTAGGCGTACGCCTGGACAAAGGCGTCGTCGCTCAGGGCAAAGGCGTCGTCGGCGCTCTTGGGCTGGAGCGCGTAGAAGATGGCGATCATTGCGCCGCCGGTGCCGGCGGTACTGGTGGCGCTGTTGGTGTAGGACGCTGCCAGCCCTGGCTCGTACTTGTCGTGACACGAAGCGGAGAGGGTGCCGGTCGCCCGCTGCACGTCACCGCGCTCGACTACGCCGGTGGCCGAGCCGTTTACCAGGTGGGTGGCCCAGGTGCCGGTCCCTAAATCGTTAAAGAACCCGCCGAAGATCAGCCCGTCTTTGCCCTGCGCGACGGCAGGGACGGCGGTCGCCAGGTTGCTCTTTGCCGCGGTGGTCAGCCCGCGACTGTTCGTCACGGCCACCGCGTAGGTGGCCCCCGCGCCAGCGGTGTACTCTGCGAGGAAGCAGATCCAGTCGTTGTTGCCGTCGTAGACAATGGGCTGCTGGAGGACCGGCTCGGCGGCGCCGGCAATCTTGTAGACGATTGACCCCTTGTCCCCGTTGATCTGGGTGGCAATCATGTCCCAACCGGCGGCGGTGTTGGGATTCCAGTTGCCAGTAGTCCCCACCACAAAGGCGAGCAGCAGGTTGCCCTGCGTCGGCGCGACAGCGAACGTCGCGCGGGGCGTCATACTGTTGGAGTTGTTATTGACAGCCGCCTGGGCAAGGACAAAGGTCAAGGCTAGTCCTCAGCTGCCCGACAGCTTGCGCCGGCGCAGTCCTTCAGGGCGCGGAGGTGGGCGCGGTAGGGCTCGAGATCCTCGTTTCTGATCTGCCGCCGCTCCTCTGGTACATCCCAGAGCGCGTCGGGTTTGTTCGGCCAGTCGATAAACAGGCGGGTCTCACCCACTACCGCCTTGAGGCTCAACAGCCGCAACTCGGGCGAGTTCTCCAGCAGCAGCCGCTTGCGCCACTTGACGGGCGTCTCGCCGCGCAGGATATCTACCAGCGAGCGCCCGTCCACGTAGCTCGGAGCAGGGAGGCCCGCTAGCTCGAGGATGGTCGGCATCCAGTCAATATTGGCCGTGAGGTACTCGACCTGGCCGACGGGGACGCCGGGTCCGACCACGAAGGTCGGCACCCGAGACGAACTGTCATAGGGCAGGTTCTTGCCCATCTTCCGTCCGTGCTGCCCGAACATGTAGCCGTTGTCGGAGGTGAAGATCAGGTAGGTGTTTGTACGTCCGGCCTGCTCGAGCGCCTCCTGGGTCTCCTCGACCAGATCCTCGAGGGCACGGCTGCGGCGGAGCATCTCGGGACAGAGGTCAACGCAGTCTCGAGGGACGGGCGCGTCCTTATAGCGGTCAGCGATGGGCACCCCGCCGTGCGGCTCGGCAGGGTTCAGGTGCAAGAACCACGGTCGAGAGCGGTCCAGCGTCGGGATCAGGTCGGTTGTGCGCCGGCGCACAAAGTCAGCGATCTGGGAACCGCCCGAGCGGGTGATGAAGTGATCCCACCCGTCGGGCACCGGATCCCGACGGTCCCACCCATTCATGTACTTCCCGACCATGACGGTTTCCCACCCCGCGCGGTCGAGGCGGGTTGCCAGGGTGTCGCGCTCCCTGTCCCCGAAGGTGCCCCAACCGTACGGTGCCTTACTTGCCATGACGCCATGGTTGTGACTGTACTGCCCGCGAACGAAGGTCGCTCGAGACGGGCAGCAGGTTGACTGCGTCACGTAGTGACGCTCGAGACGCAAGCCACGGCGGTCCAGCAGCCTGGGCATCCGTGGCAGCTCGTTATAGACCCGATAGCTCAGGTCATCGGCCTGGATCACCACCACGGTCAGGGGTGGCTGCTGTGCTCCTGCGACGGAGGAGCACATCCAGACCAACCCGACCACGGTTGCCAGGCACGCCGCGATGATGATGAGGCCCGCGAGTGTGCGGCCCATTAGGCAAGGCTCAGGGTAATCAGCAGCGTCCAGGACGTGGCTGAAGTCTTGGAGCCGAAGGCTTGCACCTTGCGGTTCAGCATCCGTCCAGCCGCCGATGCGTTCGCCAGCCCCCACTCATCCCAGGCGTGGTTGCCCTCAGCCGTCCCGAACGTACTGCGGAACTGGATCGACTTGGCACCCGCCGCCGAGACTGAGTCGGTATGGAGCGGGTAGGTCGCGTCCATCGCTTTGCGGGTCTTGGACGCACCGACCAGGTCGGTCTGGGTATCGGCTGCGGCGGTGGCTGAGTTCCCGACGGCGAGGTGGGCGTTGGCTGCGTCGAATGCAGTCAGCGCGGTGCCGATCAGGCGCTGAAAGAGAGCCGATGCGCCGCCGATCAGGAGCAGGTTTCCCTCGCCCTCGATCACCTCGTAGGGCTCGGGCGCTCGCCCCTCGTCGATATCCTCGCCCTTCCAATCGCCTTCACGCTTCTCGAGCCGCCACTGGGCACGCCACTGAATCGGCTCATGGTCTGCGGCCAGAACGCCGACGGACGCCTGCTCGGTCAGCTTCGCCCCGTCTGTATTCATCGTGGGATCCTCCTCATGAAAAAGGGCGGGTGGGCCGAGACTGGCCGCACCCGCCCGCGTACCCTTACGGGGACGGTGAGCTACTTAGGCAACGAGGCTCGGAATCGCCTGTTCCTGCACGGTCACCGAGACGCCGCCGAACGAGGGAGCGGTGCCCCCTACGTCGTAGTTGGCTCGGATGAACGGGCGGTCCGCTGGTGTTGCGAAGGCGATCCGGTCGGGCTGTTGGGTACCAGCCGGCGTGCCCCGCGAAGCGTCCGAAGAGTTCCGCACCGGGAACCTCGCCACCTCGATGAAGGAGCCGCCAGCCGCGGCAGCCGCCTCGATCAGGACGGTGAGGGTCGGGGTGGTCCCGCCTACCGCACCAGCGATACGCAGGATCGCGATGCCGGCCCGAGACGGGCCGAAGTAGACGGGGGCGGGGGTCACCGTGTCAACGGTGACCGTCTGGACGATGTTGTCGTTCGCTGCCCCTTCGACGGTGGCATTCTGGGCCGTGCCCGACAGTCGGAGTAGTGCGTCGTAGACCATGGTAAATGCCTCCTACAGGCTTCGGGTTAGCCCTGGCGCTGGCCGCGCTCCTGAAGCTCGCGGCCCTCGTCAATGTCGGGAGTCCGAGCCGCGACAGAACGCTCCTTCGCGGCAGCGGCAGCCTGATCCTCCGCCTCTGCGGGCACGTAGATCATGTCCTCAGGGGTGAAGATCGTCCCGAGGTTCTCGGCGTACTCCTGGGACCGCTTGACACCCCTCATGTACATGGTGCTGCCGTCCCAGTAGTCAGTGAGCCCCTGCGGATCCGCGATGGCATCGCGCGGGCTGAGCGCCACCTTCCGCCGCTCGCGGTACATTCCGTGGTGCAGGACGCCGCCGCGCATCACCGGCGGTCGGCCAGTGTGTCGGAGACGCTCCCAGTACAGGACGCCCTCCTGCTCGTCGAACTTGATGCCCGACTCAGCTGGTGCGTTGGCAAGGACGCGCTGGACGGCGTCCATCCGAGCGTAGACCTCAGCCGGCGTGACGCCGATTGCTGCCGCGGCATCGAATGGGCGGTGCGCGTTCCGCCCGACGTGGACGTTGGAATTCATCCGAGCCTCAGCCATCGCCTGCCCTGACGGGACAGGGTTGCCGATCAGGCTCGCGGCCCGCTCGCTCTGGGCGTTGGCCTCCGTCTCGCGGAGGGCCGACTCCAGCTCGGTCGTGACCTTGTCGGTGTCGAGGGCAGAAGGGTTGAACGGATTGAAGTCGTCGTACTGCTCCTGGGCAGCCTTCTCGGCCTCGCTCGGCTCGCGCTCCTGCTGCTGGTTCTTCTTGGGTGCCATCAAGTATCTCCTTCGTGTGCTCTGGCGTGGCCGCGCTTTAGGCCGGCATTGTCTGGGTGATGCCACGCAGGCGGCTGGCAGAGCGCGGGTGCTCGACCACCATCCCGACGTTCATCGAGAGCCGCCCCATATGGCGGGGCTCGGCCTCAAGCTCTCCGAAGTCCTTGACGCTGACGAGCTTCCCACGGTCGCCATTGTTGTAAATTCCGTGGACTCTGTCATCGCCAAATGAGACACAATAGATGCTTGATGTTACGTTGGAGGAACCGGTCGTCTCGTCGAAGTCGAGGTAGGTTGTCCCCGAACCGGATAGCTCGACGATGGCGAGCCGCGCTCCGCCGTAGGTCTCGACTTGCTCGCCAAAGGCGTTCAGGCCCATCTGGATCTGGCGAGCGCCCGCCGCGCTGGTGATCAGCTTCGTGATCACACGGCGGAGGTACCTGTTCATGAAGAGCACTTTGTTCTCGAACGGAACGAGGTCGAGAAGCTCGTCGAGCATATCCAGGCTCAGGGTTGCGCCGTTGACGCCCGCCGTGATGACCTGGCTGCCCGTCAGCCGCCGCCGGAGGCCCACCATCTGGTTCGGATCTGCGAGATCATCTCCTTCCAAAAAGGAACGGGAGAACTCATTGCTCGCAGCCTGCGACTTCATCCGGAACTGGGTCGCCTTGAGGTCGGGGGCTCCGTTGGGCCTGGTTTCCAGAAGGTAGTCGTCGATCTTGACTTCGCCACCCAGAATCTGGAGGCGCTCGACCAGCGGGTTGATCACGCCGGTTGACTCGGGCCAGGAGGTATTCAGTCCTCTCCAGCCGATGCCCGGCAGCGCGACCTCGCGGGCGTAGGTGTAGGTGTCGCCATCAATTTTTTGCATCGGCATCAACTCCCAGATGGGAGTGCTCTCAGCGAACATCTTGATGACGCCCGCCTGGAGCCCCTTGATGCCGTACTCGATGGCTGCCTCAATCAGTGTCAGTGCCACGGTCGTGACTCCTTAGGCTGACCCGTTGCCAGGGCCAGCGAAGTGCTCCTCGAGGAGCCGCTTGCCTGGAGTTGCGAGCAGGCCATTGCCACCTCTGTTCCCGCTCCAGCCTGAGGCGGACTGTCCGCCGGTGGCGTGGGATGGAACACGAGCAACGCGGCGCGGGGCACTGCCCTGTAGCTCGGCTTCAAGCTGGCTGATGCGCTCTCGCGCAGCGGTCAACTCGCGCTCTGCCTGGTGCAGCTTCGGCAACAGCGCCTGCTGTTGCGCCTTCGCGCCAGCGACGTGGAAATGACGGGCCACCGCCTCGAATGAGGGATTCTCGAGCACAACTTGCCGATCAACGCCTGGCAGCTTGGTTACCCTGTCTGCCTGCTCTGCCTGCCAGTTCAGGAGCCGCAGCGTGGCGTGCTTGGTGGCCTCATGGACGAGCGCCTCGCGGTGCTCTCTGGCCACGTCCCACGTCCGCAGCTTCTCCTGCTGCTCCCAGGACAAGGTGTCGCCGCGCTTGGCGGCAGTGGACAGTTGCTCGTACTCGTCGTCTGGGCCGAGCCATTCGTTGTACCGCTGCTGCTGACGCTGGCGCTCCTCCTGGAGACGCTGGTTGGCAGCTTCAGCGGCCTGACGTTGGGCTCGCTCCTGCTCGAGTTGTTCGGTGACCCTCCCCTGCTGCGACCGCCGACGGGTCTGCGGCTGGTCGGGGGATGAAGGCTCGTCCTCTGGCGTGGCCGACGCTGCGTCCTCGTCCTCGTCCCCGTCATTCTGTGCCTCTACTGGCGGGGCGTCATCGGTCTCGAGGGCGGCGGGATCGTCACCAGTGGTCGCTTCGACCGTGGGAGCAGTCGGTTCCGTGAAGCCTTTCAACGCTGCGGCGGCATCATCGTCCGGCCCGAGCTTGGCGAGTGCGTCGAGCATCTCACCGTAGTTGCGCGGGCTCGGCGTGAGGTCGGCGGCGGGACCAGCTTCGTTGGTCTGGGACTCGCTCTGTGTCTCCGCTGAGGTCTGCATAAACGCTCCGGACTAACAAAGAGGCGCGGATGGCATTGCCACCGCGCCTCGCCGGGCGTCACGCACCTATGCGATTACGGGGTGAGGATAGCACGTCCTCACTCTTCGACGACAACTCTCCCTTTACAGCGGCGGCAGACGATCTCAATCGTGCTGCCACTCTCGAGCCGTCCACGGAAAATCCGTGTCGAGAATCCTGCCCTGGCGCAGATCGGGCAGGTGTACCAGACCAGGTCGTCGTCGTAGTCCCGCGCCTCGACCTTCGGGCGCTCTTCCGCCATCACCATTACTCAAACCCTACCGACGGAACACCTCCGACGCCTGCCAGGGCGGGCATCGCGGTGTTCTCGAGGAACGAGCTGGCCGTGGTCAGCACCGACTCCTCACTAAACCCTAGCTCTCGGAACATGTCCTGCATCTCCTGAAAGCCAAGGAACGGACGGTCCGGCGGCGGGGCTCCGCCAGCCCCGACGACACTGCTGACGGGAACGGGCGGCGCGGCAGCCATGTCGGCGGGCGCACCCGTCGGACCCATGAGCTTTGCCGCGGTACTCGCGGGCACGCCTGGGGCAGCAGCTGGCTCGGCTGGTGGGACGAGGCCAGGGATCTCGGGCATCGGTACGCCTGGGTTGTTGGCCTCCCAGATCTCCCGTACGCGATCAGAGGCCAGCGGGTTCTCATTGGCTCCGCCAGGCACGCCGATGGCATCGCCCGACGGCGAGATCGGAGCCGCGCCCTCCTCGCCTGGGGCCACGCCTTCGGCGGACAACGGCGGGGCATTCGGGTCAGGTGGGGCGAGCGCCGCCTCTGCGGCATCTGGCGAGATGATCGCGGCGTTGGCCGCGCCGGGTGCGACGGGGACGGGTGCGCTGTTGGTTGGAACGTTGGTGCCAGGGCTGCCCGGCGGCAGGTTGTTGACCATGGGCTGCCCGCCGTAGGTCACGCCGCCGGCAATCTGGTCGGGGATCGGAGTGCGCGGCTGGTCACGGAGCCCACCCCAGTCCTCGACGTTCTTCTTCCCACGGTCCAGCAGGTACAGCATCGCGTAGGCGGCAGCGTCCGAGCCCTGCTCACCACTGTCCATCAGGTACTTGTAGATCTCGAGCGAGTCAGAGAAGACCTGATTAGCACCAGTCAGCCGAGCCCGCGCGGTGGCCGCATCGTCGGACCGCTCGCCGGTCTGTGTCTGGAGAACCTGACCGGCGCTCTGGCGAGCGACCGACTGCTCGGTGATCGCGGTCTGGAGCAGGTTCCGCCGCGCCTCGAGCATATCGGCGGCGGTCTTCTTGTCTTTGATCCGCCCCGCCTTGACCTCTTCGTCGAGCCAGGTGCCGTACTCCTCGAGGTGGGACGCGGCCTTGCCAGGGGTCAGGTCAGCCTTCGGCCCGCCCGAGAATCCGAGACCAGCCGACTCGCCGGGTCCGCCCGACAGGTCGGCAACACGGTCGCGACCGATGATCTCGCCGGTTTCAGGATCGTACTTGTTGACCCAGGTCACGCCGTCCTTGTCGGTCTCGGTCTTCTCGCGCTCGACCTTGCCCTTCTCGGCCTCGACGAAGTTGGTCTGGGTCGTACCATCGCTCATCGTGATGGTGACGAGCCGCCCCTTGCG